TATATCTATCAATTATTATATTTCATATAATAATTGATACTTATTTGCGCGCACACGTACATTACTTATATACGCGCGTGTATATAATGTACGCACGTACACGTGTGCGTACACCTAGAACATGCGCACGTATGCGCATTTACACTAAGGTACGGAAGTGAATATGCCTATGCTTAACTACTTTTAACTATAATTCTACTACTAAATCCGATTATAATCTTTATGTTTGCACTGTTACTACTGGTGTTAATACTACTGTTGTTAGTACTGGTAAACTTAATATTCATTTAAACTATTGTAGTTATGCTTAATCTAGTTAACAATTCTACTAAAGAAACTTTTAGACTTCCTCAATCAGTTCATGAAATTGGATTTGATTATGTTAGTTCTTGTGTTGAACATATTGAACTTCGCAAGCATTATGCTCTTATTGCTTTTATAACTACTGCTCCTTTAGTAGACCTTATTGATACTAATAACAAAGGTCTTGCTAATACTAAAGCAATTCTTATTAAAGCTAATTATGCAGATGAGAACGATAACGATAAAACTCCTGTTAATCGTTTTATTTTTGCTGCTCCTAGTGATTTGTTTAACGGTATTGATTGTAATACTCGTAAGAACGAATTGTCTATTGGTTATATTCGTAAGTTTGTTAATAGTGATAAGAATCTCTCTATGAGTATTAAACGAGGAACTATATTTAGTAAAGTTGGACAAAGTGCAGCTGCTTCTGTTCTTAAAACTCTTGATACTACTAGTCATACTCTTCCTAAGTTAGATACTACTATTATTCAAACTGTTACTTGTGTTGACTATAAGATCATTCGTATTACTGATATTATTGGTCATAACAATAACGAAGGTATTCCGGAGAAGTCTTCTTTTAACAAGTTTATTATAGCTTCTAATTTACTCGAAGTATAATGCCTACTATTGACCTAAATGAAAAACGTGATTTACTAGTTCGTAGAGAAGATATTATTGCTACGATACGAACTAGTATCACTGATGGTGAAATACTTGAAGATATTATCGAAAGTGTTGAACGTCAAGTTGTAGCTCGTTGTGCTGAATTAGGTCGTGTTTCTATTCCATACTTCGGAGCTTTTGTTCCTAATGAAGGAAAGCTAGATGCTATTGAACATCAACATGTGATGAAAGTCCATAGAGATACAATGAGTCGTGAAGAGTACATGGAGTTTAAAAAGAATCTTCTTCGTGAAAGATTTAAAGTTAGACGTGGCTTTCGCAGTCGTACTATTATTATTAATAGAACTATTAGACTTAATAGAAATCACGCCGATAGAATCCTTAAAAGATTTCGTTCTGATAGATGGTTTAGATTATATTTTTATCTCTATGCTCATATGGGTGCTCATGATACTCTTGATTATTATGCTTCTCAAACCGTAGAATTATGATTGAAGTTGCTCCTTTAGATATAACTCGAATGCTTGCTGTTAATGAGCAAGGTATTCCATTTGCTCCTAACATTCGTCAGATTCAAGATAAAGATGTTAGAGAGCTTTATGTTAGAGATAAAACTCCTACTAAGAGTAGATACATTCAAGAAGTTGGAGTTATCTATTATGTAGCTGATCCTAAGTCTCCTCCTAATCAAATGGGTTATAGTCGTCCCGAAGCTCTTGTTGTTGCTAAGAGTAATTATGGTCTTGATGCTAATTGGGAACCGGATGAACTTATTAATCGAATCATTGATGAATATAAGAAAGGTTGGACTCCTGCTGAGGAAGCTCTTAATAGTGCATCTCGCGCTCTTCATAATGCTAATCTTGCAGCTAACTTTATATCTGAACAATTATCTATTAAGATGCACGGTGGGCTTAAAGACGAAGATACTCTAGTTGTTATTGATTATATCAATAAGCTAAGTACTATTATTAATCTCCTTCCTAACCAACTTAAAACTCTTAATGAAGCTAAGCAAGCTGTTATGCTAGATAATCAACAACGTAAAGCTCGTGGTGGTAAAACAATTACTACTAGTATGCTAGCTACTGATGCTGCTGATATTGAAGCTCAAGCCGAAGCTGAAAGAGCTAGATTAGGGTTAACGCAAACCAATACTAGAAGTTCCTTTACGGGGGAAGTACAAACATATGAACTAACAAAGTAATGATACAGATAGCACCGAAATACAAGCAGACGAAGTTGTTCTTTGATGAACCAACTCATAAGTACACCGATAGTTGTGGTAACTCTTATAAAAGTGTTACTACTCTTATTCATGATTATGTTCCTAAGTTTGAAACTGATTACTGGGCTAGATATAAAGCCAAAGAACTTGGTACTTCTGCTAAGTTAATTAAGAAGGAATGGGATACTATTCGTGACAATGCTTGTGATATGGGTAATGTCTATCATAATAACTTTGAAGATGGAATACGTAAAAACAGTAAGTTTTTTAATGCTATTAAATATCTTAATAATTCAGTTAGTACTCAGATGACTACTGTTGCTGATTTAGATGTTATAGATGATTATGTTAGACTATTAGATATTGATGAATTTATAGATCATACTGAAAACAAATATCCGGAGATATACGAAGTCTTTAAATACTATACTGATAGAGATTATAAGATATATTCTGAAATCGGTGCTTTTCTTCCTGACTATCTTATTAGTGGAACTATTGATATTCTTCCTATTCGTGAAGATGGTTTTGTTATTCTAGATTGGAAAACCAATCGTACTGGATTACGTTTTGAAGCAGGTTATTATCGTAAAGATAAAACTGTTCGTCCTAATCAAGAAACAAATGAATGGGTAAGTAAGCCAGACGATACTATGCTTCCTCCTCTTGGACATCTTTCTAATTGTAATGGAAATACTTATAGCTTACAGCTTAATATCTATTCTCGAATGGTATCTCTTATTACTGGTCTTCCTTGTAGAGGTTTAGCTCTTTGTCATATTGAAATTCCTTTTGTTCTTAATCAATATGGTCGTCCTCAAAGATTCAGTGACGGATTTCATATTGATACTACTAAACAAGAGTCTGCTAAATGGTATAAGATAAATCGAATGGATAATGAAGTTAATGCTATATTTCATAGTCGTTATCAATCTATTCACGGTACTCAAAAGAAACAATTAAATCTATTCGCATCATGAGTAAATATAATGATGAATTAATTAATAAATGTCTTAAAACAGATTGGAAAAAGACATTAGAAGCTAAAGGTTATTCCTATTTTGTTAATGGTGATTATAACCTTAATCTTATCGGAGTTCGTTCTGCTGATCATAGTAATGAATTCAACGATGCATTCATTATTGAATATTGGAATAAGAAAGGTAATAAGTTCTGTCCTATATTTCCTTGTACAACAGATCCCGGCTATAAAAGTCTTGCTAATCCTGTTAACATTAAAGGTTGTGCTATTCTAGTTCCCGGTCAATATCGTGGTGCTTGGAAAGTTGGTTATCATAAAGGACAATATAAAGCTCTCGTTCAACATAAACCTGTTAAAGTTTATCGTGATAATAATAAAGATTATTATCTTGATTTTAATCCTGAGACTATTGAAGAAGGAATGTTTGGAATTAATATTCATAAAGCCGGAGATTCTAGTGTTGTTGTAGATGGTTGGTCTGCTGGTTGTCAAGTTCTAGCTCGTAGTTTTGACTTTAACGAACTAATGAATCTTGTTACTCTTGCTACTCCTATTTGGGGAGATAGATTTACTTATACTCTACTTGAAGAAAAAGATTTGTTGAGATGAAGACATTAAAGATAGTATTGATAGTTATAGTAATACTAGTTGTAGCCATTTGGTTGCTAAAATTATTAAATAACGATAAGAAAGGTGTAGAAATTTCTTATGTCAAAGTAGACACTGTTTACGTTGAAAGTAACAAACGTGATAGTATTGCTAAACTTATTGATACTATCTTTATTAATAATGCTAATAATACAAAGAATGAAGAAGAACTACATAAAGCTATTGTCGATAGTGATAGTGTTGCTATTGTTCGGAAGTTCATTGAGTTGTGCTCAAAGCCAGTCGGAAGATAGATTGAAGCAAATGGAGAGTGAAGTAGATTCTCTAGTTTCACATTCCTTTACGGGGGTGGATTCAATAAGTCTTAATAAAGATATTATTAAAATAGCTAATGCAAAGCTAATTCTATCTAATGAATATAAGTCTCAATATGAAAGTTTTAAAGCTGCTTATGAACTTAAAGTTCAAGATTGTATATTTGCTGATAGTATTATAGCTAGACAAAAGTTTGAGATTCGTAGAATATCTACTGTTGCTAATAATGCTATTGATAGTCTTAATGATGAACAAAAGAAATCTAAGAAATATAAAAAGCAACGTAATGTAGCTATTGGTTTTGGAACTATTATAACTATTGTTGCTGCAATGCTTATTAAATAAAATGAAATATGGAATTACGCGAATATCCATTTTGGAATTATATAAATGAAGATAAATCTCATTATCCACATGCTAAAGATAATGGTTATCATGATCCTACTGATTCATTCCTTATAGGTGAATCGGGAGGATTTCTTCTTAATATTAATCCAAAGTATAGATTCGTTAATACTCATTTGCTTACTCCTGCTGCTAATGACTTTGAAAAGAATGGAGGAAAATACACACTATTTAATGAAGATAGTATTCCTCATATTAACTTTCGTAAGCAGGAAACTATTCGTAGAATGGTAGGTTATAAAGCTCCTTGTAAACTAAATACTGAAACTGGTGAAGTTGAAGATTTATATATTACAGGCGAGCATTATAATTTTATTAACTATGGACGTATTCTTAAACTTGATACTAAAACTCTTAGAATAGAGAAAGGTAAAGTTACTGGTAAGAAGATTCTAGGCTTTCCTCGTTTTATTGATTGTCAATGGTGGTACTTTATTATTAAGCAGTTCTGTAAAGACAATGGTTTCTTTCTTATTAATGATAAAACTCGTCGTGGTGGTTTTAGTTATATGGAAGCTATTGGTTCTGCTAATTATATAAACCTAGTTCCAAATCGTTCTGTTATTCATGCAGCCGCTGATAATAAGTTCTTGATTCAATCTGGTGGTCTATCTGACTTTATGAAGAAACAGATTATCTTTTATGAAAGTCATACTCCTTTTGCTAGAGGTATTGCTAAGATTGATTCAAGTGACTTTATTCTAGGTTTTAAAGATCAAAGTACAGGAGTTGTAGATACTAGTAGTTGGAACAGTGCTTGTATATCAGTATCAACTAATAATAATCCGTCTGCTGCTGTTGGTAAAGATGCCGGAGAGATTAAGTGTGAGGAAATGTCTGAATTCGAGAACTTCGATGACTTTATGGACGTTACTACTCCAACACTTAAAACTGGTTCTGTACTTACTGGTTTCTTAAATGCTTGGGGAACTGCTGGTAAAGCTAATAAAGGCTGGGCTGTATTCGAACAAAACTTCTATGATCCTAGATCGGGTTCATTTATGGCTTTTGAAAATGTTTGGGATAAAGATAGTAGAGATTCTGTTTGTGGTTATTTTAAACCTTATTGTTGGGGTCTTGAAGGTTATAAAATTAGTGAAGATTCTTCTATTGCTAATCTTACTTCTCTTGATAAAGATGGTAATTCTGATGTAGCTCTTGGATTTAAGATTGCAGAAGAAGAACGTGCTGCTGAGAAGAAGAATTCTAAATCATTCTCTAAGTATATTAGTTATTGTGGTCAATATGCTAATATGCCTGCTGAATCTTTTAGTTCTGTTACTGAGAATATATTTAGTAGTGAAATACTTGATGAATGGGAACAAGAACTTCGTATTAGCAATGATTATAAATTCTATACTGATGGTTTGTTTGTTGAATACGATAACGAGAAGTTCGAATTTATGTCTAATGCTCGTATTGCAACTCGTGAAGGAGCTAAGTTTAATCATGACTATTTCGATTATATTAAGAACGTTCCTCGTCATAGTAATGAAGATCCGCATGGTTGTATTCGTATATTTTTTAGACCTATTAGCGTTGTTTATACTGATAAGAAAAGCAATACTCCGATCAAAGGTTGTCCTCCCGGAATTTATAGTATAAGTTATGACCCTGTTGGTATTGATAAAGACAAAGGCGAAATTACTAATAAGCACTCTCATAATAGTATTAAAGTTTGGATGAATCCATGTATTTATAATGGATATAAAACTAAACTTTGTGCTACTTATTATGGTCGTCCTAATACTCTTGAAGAAGCTGATAGAATTTGTTATAACTTAGCTCGTATGTATAATTGTATTGGAACTACTAATGTTGAAACCAACCGAGGCGAAACTATTAGTAACTTTAAGAAATGGAAAGCTCTTCGTTATTTAGGTTGTCATCCAGTATGGTTGTGGGATACTTCTATTAAGAATAAAATTAGTACTACTATTGGTTATAACGTAGGTAATAATCAAGTTAAACTTGACGGTCTACGAATGCTTAAAGAAATGCTTTATACTGTTATTGGTAAACGTCCAGACGGAAGAGAACTATTAGTTCTCCATACTATATATGATCATCCTTCTGTTCTTGAATTAAAGAAATGGAACGAAACAGGTAACTTTGACCGTGTATCAGAAATGATTGTTCGTGGTATTGAATGGGCTGCTAATGATAAGTTTGCTGAGAATGAAATGAAACATCGTAAAAAGGTCGATACTCAAGAGGATAACTTTTGGACTAGACCTAGATATTAAAACTATTAAAATTAATGCTCATGTTTAATTGGATGAAAGTAAGTAACCGTATGCTTCATTTTAAATACGGAATACTAACAGGTTTTCTAACTATAATATTCACGTTAGGTGTTGCTGTTGGTATGGAATACAAAGATAAATTATATGGTGGAAAGTTTGATATATTAGATATTATTGCTACATTGCTTGGCGGAATCATAGGTAATGTGATTCTAGTAGTTATAATACTAATCATAAAACTTATATTTGTATGAGTACTATTAATCTCAAAATTAATAATCGAGCTGGTGATTTTCCCGAACAGAGAATTCCCAACTCTCAAAAGGATTATACTTGGGGTTCTCGTTGTATTGATTATGTTATAGCTGCCGGTCTTAGTGCTAATGATAGAACTAAGACTGAGCAGTTATTAGAGATTTTACATAATAATATTCCTAACGAGTTCTATCGTAAAACTCTTAATCCTTTTAATGCTACAAAGGAAATCTATACTCGTTTTCCTGCTACTATGCGAAATCTTGATATCATTAATGATATTGTTCGTAGATATATTTCAGAATATACTAAAGAACAACATGAGTTCTTAGTTACTGCTAATAATCCAGATATCATTATGGCACGAGATAATGCCATTAAGAACGATATTACTAAACGAGCGCTTCTAGCATTTCAAGAAGAATTCCAAAGACGAGTTCAAGAAGCTAATGCTCAGAATGAAGAACTTGCTGCTCAAGGTCAACCTACTCAACAAATTAATCCGCAAGAACTTGCTGCTGATGCTGAGCAATTCGAAAAAGAATTCATTGAGAATTATATTGATGAGATTAGTGTTCAAGCTCAACAACTTATTGGTGTAATTGATGATACTACTAATACAGATGTTCAAGCTCCTATTGCTTATTTCAACTTTATAACAACGGGAGAATGTTATAGTTATCATACTGTTAAAGGAAAGAAAGTAATTAAGGAAACAGTTCCTACTACTGAACTGTTTCCTGTTCCTAATGGAGCTATCTTTGTATCAGGTTATGACATGGTTGCTAGAAGATTGCAAATGTCTTATTCTCAAGTAATAGATCAATTCAAAGATGATCTTACTGAAACAGAACTTGAATTCATTACTAATTATTATAACCCTGTTAACGGTACTGGTGTTCCTAGTAAAACATTTAGTCTTAACTCTTATAGTTATTTCTTTCCCGAAAAGTGTAAAGAATTAGATGAAGAAGATAGAGCTTTATTTGCTGCTGGTAATGTTGATGTTCGTGAACAAAATGGCGATCTTCTAGAAGTTTGGCATGCTTGTTGGGTAGGTTATGCAGAAGTTAAAATTCTTCATTATATTAATGAGATTGGATTTGAAGATCAAATGATTGTTCCAGATGACTTTGAATTTAATGCTGAACTTGGACATCTTAATATCGAAACTATTTATAAGAAGCAAATCTATGAAGGTTATCGAATTGGAATGAAACAATATGGTATTTATCCCGGTGGTGCTAAACCTATTGTATTCCAAAATGATGATGATCCTAAACTTCCTTATACTGGTCTTGTTGAACCAATTCCTATGATGGGTAAGTTTAGTGTTGTTGAAATACTTACTCCTTTCCAAATTCTTATTAACATCTTCTCTTATCATAGAGAGATGATGATTGCTAAGAATAAGATGTTTGCTCTTCTTATTGGTAAGTCTCTTCTTGGTGCTGGTGAAGAAACTGATAGAATTATTTATAATCTTGCTGCCGAAGGTATTCTTGCTTACGACGATAGTGAAGATATGAATAGTTTGAAAGCTCAGCAGATTCGTATGCTTGATGCAAACATTAGTGGCTATATAACTGAAATGACTAATCTTATTGAATCTATTAAGAATAGTGCTCGTGAGATGGTTGATATGACTCCTCAACGTTATGGACAAATTGCTACTAGTGCTGGTAAGTCTACAACAGAAGAAGCTATTTCTCGTGGTTCTATGGGAACAGTTATTATTAACTATATGTTTGATAAGTTCCGTGAAGACGAATACGATATTGATCTAAACAATTCTAAGTACGCTTGGATTGATGGTTTAGATACTGCTTACTTCGATAAGTCTCGTAATCGTAAATACATCTCTCTTAATGTTGATGCTCATTCTTATGGTCAATATCTTATTAAAGCTAAAAATTCTGATAAAGAAACTGAGAATTATGAGCAATTAAAGAACTGGGCTTTCAGTGCTGCTCAGAATGGAGATTTAGATATGGCTCTTGCTGCTATTACTTCTGGTAATGTTCCTGCTCTTAAGATAGCTGTTGAACGTTATCAAGAACTTCGTCAGAAGAACGAAGAATCTCTTCGTCAACTAGACCAACAATTAGAAGAACAGAAACATAGAGAAGCTCTTGAACTTATTGTTGCTAAAGGAGAACAAGATAGACTTACTGAAGAAGTTAAACAATACTTTGCTCTTCAAGCTAAAGGTATGGATGTTGAAGCAGCTATGGCTAGTATTGGTAATTCAAGTCAAGCTGGAACTTCCCCTGTAGAGAAACAGAGAGAGTTATCTCTTAAAGAACAAGAACTTGCTGAATCTCGTAGAGCTAAGAATCTTGATTTTATTGATCATGCTCTTGATAGACAGAATGATCTAGCTATTGCTAAAGAGAATAAGAATAGATATGATAGACCTAAGTCTAGTTCTGCTAAAAAGAAGTAGTTGTGCTGTTTAAATTGGTGTTTGTTTTGTTAGTTAAGTTTGTCTCTATGAGAAAGCGTTACCCTCGATATTCGATTATCGGGGGTATTTTTATGGATGCAACATGCACGTAGACAGTACTCAGAGCTTCACAGTTGAATTTTATATACCTAGATGAACAACTGTATTATTTCGTGTTAACGTGTCACTATGAGGCTTAAAATGGCTCATTTTAAGGACGTATGCAGCGTTCAAATCGTCTAATAATACTAGTGACTCTATTACTCTTAATCTCGTAAATCTCGCCATCTGTTACTGCTGTACGAGGTATTTAAGCAATTGAAACTTGAATGTTTGAACCTAATGGAATATATTTGTGACAAAGTAATATTAACCAAAAACATATTTATATGGGAGTTATTAATGAAGAACTTGATTTAAGTATTGACAGTATTGATAATGGTACTGCTGATACTACTGTTGATAATGGTTCTGATACTACTACTATTACTAATCCTCCTGCTCCGGAAGACAAAGGTAGTAACGAAGGAAACAATCAGCAAAGTTCCTCTACGGGGGAAGATACAACTACTCAAACAGATAACAATACTGCTAATAATAATCAAGATGTAACAGTAGCCGAAGGCGATCAAGTTACTATTGATGATATTCCTTGTACTGTTGATGCACAAGGCAATGCAGTAGATGCTAATGGTACTATCGTTAAAACATCAGAAGAACTTCGAGCACTTATTGCTGCTAATACAACAGAAGAACCTTCTGTTCTTAGTGTTTTGCAAGAACGTTTCGGTGCTGATTTCAAAGATGAAAATGGTAATCAAATTGTATTCGAAGATTCTGTTGAAGGTATTAATAGTTATATTGATACTGTACTTCAAGCTCGTATGCAAGAACGTGAAGAAGCTGCTGTTAACAATCTGTTTAAACAATATCCTGTTCTTGAGCAGGTTTATTCTCATTTGAAACTCAATGGTTCTATTGAAGGATTTAATGAAATTCCAGATAGATCAGATGTTGTTATTGACAAAGATAACGAAGAACAACAGATTGCTGTTATCAAAGAAGAATGGGCACTTGAAGGAAAGAAAGGAAACGTTAATTCTTATATTGACTATCTGAAAGCTTCCGGTATTCTTTATGATACTGCTGTTGAATCAAATAAAACTGTTGCTGAGATTTACAATGATCGTCGTGCTGAACAAACTGCTAAACGCGAAGCTGCCGAAGCAGAAGAAAGAGCTGCAATTGATGCTTATTGGAAATCTGTAGATGAAACTATTGCTAAAGGTGAAATTCTAGGTTATAAGATTCCCGAAACTATTCAACGTACTTTTGATGGTAAGACTACTGTTGCTACTCGTGCAGATTTTCAGAAGTATCTTACTAAAGTTGTTGATGATGAAGGAAATACTGCTTATATGTTAGATGAAGCTAAAGTAGATAGTAATTCTCGTATGCAGGATGATTTACTTAGAGCGTATCTTAGATTTACTGGTGGTAACTATTCTAGTCTTGTTAATATGGCTGTTAATAAAGAAAAGGTTATTAAACTTAGAACTCAAGCCCAACAAGCTGCTACTCGCAAGACGTTAGTTCTGAATAGTGGAAATAAAAGTAATAAACACGTTGACAATAATGATTTAGTATTGTCTTAACGAGTTAACTAACTAAATTAAATTGATATGTATAAACTAAGAGAAGTCGAAAGAGGTAGATATGATGATAGAGGTTACTCTAATGAGCAATCTCTAGCTGCATTAATGCTTCAAAAGCCAGAGGAAATAAACAACTTCCTTACCTATACTTATGGTATGGATGATGATCGTTTTCCTCTTACTTTCTTAACAGAAGGTCAAGGAGCTGCTGGTGTTCGTGATATTTCTACTGTTGAATGGACTTGGAAGACTATGGGTCGTATGAAAACTAATGACTATGTTGTTTGGTTTAATATGGCAGATACTACTCCGGGTATTGGTGGTAAAACTATTGAAGTTGAATTTGCTACTGGTCTATTCATTGAACAGTTCGGTCTTATGTCTCCTGATGGAACAACTGTTCGTATTATGCGTGATCTAGGTCCTGGAACTCATGGTGGACATAAGTATGCTCTTCGTATTAAGAATCCCGATAAGTCAGCTTATGTAGATCCAGAGAACTTCGAGAAAGGTAAGTACTGGTGTATGTTGTCTCCAAGTATTCCGGAATCTTATTCTAAAGGTAATAAGAGTAATGTTATGGGACCGGGTATGATGAAGTCTCAACTTGGTTTCAAACGTTATACTAAAGAAATTGCTGGTAACATTAGTAATGTTATTGTTAACTATGCATTTAAAACTCGTGGTGGCGGAACTGATACTCGTTGGATTAACGAAGAGATGAGACAGTTTGATGTTCAGATGCGTATCTCTAATGAGATTGATATTTGGACATCTAAATACAATCGTACTCCTAACGGTACTATTGATATGAAAGATTGGGATAATGATCAGCCGATTCCCGAAACTGCCGGTATGTTTGAAATTCTCGAAGAATCTAACTATGATACTTACGGTGAATACTTGCCGTTATCTAAGTTGAAACGTACTGTTGGTGACGTTCTCGACAAAGATACTGATACAGGCGCTATGCAAATTACTCTGTTTGCTGGTCGTGGAGGTCTTGAAGATTTCGATGAATCAATGAGAGGCGAAGCTAAATCAGAAGGATTCATTACTCCGCTTGGAGATAAGATGATCAGTGAAGAAGGTGGCGGTCTTACTTATGGTAAATACTTCCGTAAATATAAGACTATTGACGGACATACTATTACTGCTGTTCATCTTCCGTTCTTGGATAAATCTCCGATTGCAGAACTTGACCGTGCTAACGGTAACATTCATCCTCGTACTGGTTTACCAATGTGTTCACATCAGTTGATGTTCATTGACAACTCTACTTACAATGGAGAACGTAATATCCGTATGGTTCGTATGAAAGGTCAGTCTTATCTTGTAGGTATTCTTAAAGGTCTTACTCCGATTCCTCCATCTTGGGGTGCTGTTCCTGATAGAGCAATTGCTACTGAGATTGATAAATCTACTTACGAAGTTAAGATGTCTCGTGGTCTGCAAGTTAATCGTGCTGAGAAGATGTTTATTCTTCGTTGCTCATTGTAACATTTAAACTTATATTATAATGGAAGGAAAAATAGAAAAAGGGATTAATATAGCAGGTATTGCTAGTAACGGTGTTAATACTGCCGTTACTAATCCTGCTCCCAAAGCTCCTACTAAATCCGATAAGGAAAAGACTTTGAAAGAAACCTATACAGAAGCTCTTAAAGAGAAAGATGGTTTAGATAAAGAATTCAAAGAAGTAAGAAAGATTAAAATTGGTCTTACTGCCGATATTACAGTTGGTTCTGTTTATAGACAAATCAACAGACAATATATTCAAGGTCGTCATGATAGTATCGGTGGAAGTATCAATTCGGCTAGAATGCTTGCTAGTAATGCAGAAGAAATGGCTGCTTACATGCCTGCTATCGTTGGTTGCTCCGCTAATGATACTAAGTTCCAAGAACGAGTTTCTCGTTGGTTTCAGAATATCTCTATTCCAGTTCCTATGGATGGTTACGAATTCAATTGTGATTTCCGTTGGAGAAGAAAGGAAGATTATCTGAAATACGCAATTAAAGAACAGACTATTATTGAAGCATATGAAAATGCTGATAAGTCTACTGCTAAATTGCTGAAAGAAGCTATCAATAACTATGTTATTGAACTTAATGCTTTAGAGTCTACTCGTTATCAATATGGACGTCCCGATAACATTGAACATTACATTGCATTCCGTCACTGTTTGTTCTATCCGGATGTAGCAAAAGATACACAGGTTATTCATTTTAATCCTCGTGTTCGTTTCTATATTCGTGATGAACAGAGAGAACAGAATAGAGTTAAACGTCTTCGCATTCAATCTAATAAAGCTCGTAGAAATTATCTCGATCTTCTCGATGATGCAGAAAAGTTCAAAGCAATGTTTGTTTGTTATTGTGCTTCTACTGGAACAGATGTTATCACAAGTCTTAATCTTGATGAAAGTATTAAGGAAAAGATGCTTGATGATTACGCTATTCGTGAGCCGGAGAAATTCAACAAAATGTTTAACAACAACAACCTTACTACCCAAGCTCTTATTGAAGAACTTATTGCTAAAGGCGAACTTGTTCGTTCTGATGTTAATCAGACAATACTTACTCCCGAAGCAGCATTTATTGGTTCTAATATGAAAGAAGCAATTGCTTATTTCAATAATCCAGAGAATGCTCAGTTCCGTAAAGGTTTGGAAATTAAGGTTCAATTATAACTATTGTTATGAAGATTACAGAGATACATGATCGGTTCGTGCTACTTGCACAACAAATGGGAATGAAAACTGTTCGGGCAATACTTCCCGAACAAATTGATGAACTGATTAATACCGAAAGTATTAATTATGTTAGAGATATATTCTCTCGTAAAGGTAATCGCGAACTCGATGGTATCTCTGATAATGTTATAAGACTTAACGAACTTGATCCTTTGTTAGTTAATCGTCCTATTGTTAGTCCTAGAAAAACAGATATTACTTTTGGTAAAGGTTATCGAATTAATACTACTGTGTTTATTCCGCAAATAATGTATTTGATATCTGTTAGTTCCCTTACGGGGGATGTACTAGCAAAATGTCGATTGATTGAAATTGATTATGTTCCTCAAACTCAAAATGATTATCATAGTAAATCAGTTGTAGTTAGTCCTATTTGTTACAAACTAGAAGATGGTATTGAAGTTATTGGAAACTTTGATGTAACTAAGTTTATAGTAACTTATATTAAATATCCTACTCTTGTTAATCTTGAAACAGATACTACTAACGAACTATCCGATATAGCTATGCAGAAAGTTATTGAACGAGCAGTTAATACTTATAATGCTATCTCTAATAATGATAGTTACGAGAGAGTTTCAAATGAATTATCTAAATTAGAATAATATGGAAAGACTTCTTTTCGCTAAAAACGTCGCTCTTGCCACTACTCCTGATAGTATTAATAAGATAGGTGAAGCTGGTATTGCGGAAGGCGCAATCGCATTGTATGATGATACTGGTGCGGTTATTACAGATACTCCTGCTAGACGTATTCCCCGCTTCTCTATATTTATAGGTGGCGGAGCTTTTGCTAATGCTAGCGATTATTACAATAGTGTTCTTGATATAGACACTTATCGCTTTGAATATGCAAAGACTGAATATGCAGCAGGTACTAATCTAAGTGTTGACATTACTGTTCCCACCCCCGTAAAGGATAAGGATTATACCATTACTATGGTAAAACCGGGAACTGTTCTTAACGAACGTTACAAATGGAGTTCTTCTACTCGTGCTACCGAAGGAGATACTGCTACTACTGTTGCAAAACGTTTAGCAGATGAACTTAAAGCTCTTGGTAAAAACGAAGGATTTACTGCTACTGCTGCGGCTGCTAAGATTACTATCACTGCTAAAGATTATCAGAATTGGAATGTTGTTGCAGGTGATAAACTGTTTGGTGCTACTGTTAAAGTTAATACTAAAGGTGTTGCTCCTGTTAATGATGATGCGTTCTTGAAAGAATTGCAACTTCGTTGTATTGGTGCAGAAGGTATCAATGCTACTGAACGTGACGCTATTCAGTTGTACAAACTTCCTGTTCGTTCGAGTGCGACAGGCTGGACAACTTACGCTTTGACATTCTACAATTCCCGTAATCTTAGAAGCGGTAATACTGAAAACGTTAAGAGTATTGTTTATCTTGCTGTTCCTACTGGTTCTGCATCAATAACTACTCTTGATAAAATCTTTACTGCTCTTTCTTCAGTGGACGGTCAACCTGTTACTTCTGAGGAATAAGTTTTAGAACAGATAGTATAACAAAAGGCTAAGTATTAATTAAAGGGATTGCTATTGGTCTAATTACTAATAGTAATCCCTTTATTCATTTACATCATGAAAGAAATATTAGAATCCGCACTTAGTCAAGGTATAGCATCCGTAGTCGTAGTTGCTATATTCTTACTTCTCTATAAATGGCTAGACAATCGTAAGAAGTCTGATTCAGAAAAGTTTGTAATTAAAGTAAGTACAACACTTGATAAACTATCGTTGTCGCTACTTGAGTTATCTACGTTCGTAACTGATATTACGAAGAATATAGTAAATAAAGATAAGGATAAGTGTAAGGCTGCTATTGAAGATTCAATGTATGCTTCTGCTATGCGAATTATTTCTTTTGTTTCTACTACTATTATTAATAATCATATTGATACTAATAAAGATAATATACTGTCTAATATTCATAACATTATAAATGCTGAATATTATACGGTATTTTCTACTTTATCTATGTATAAGATTGATGGTGCTAAACCTTCTGACTTCATGCAGAAACAATGGATGGCTGCTATTGAGAAATCAATTATTGAAATTATTTATAATGCTAGTCTTAGCAAAGAAGATAAGATACTTAGTTTTAGTAATAAGTTGAACATTAAGTTTCAGTCTTACATTACTTATATAACGAATAACACATTGAAGTAATGGAAGTTAATTTTGAAAGAGTTATTGATGAATCAATAGAACGAGGTGTGCAAATGGCACATCTCAGTTCTCTTGGATATGTCGTTAATAATGACGATATTTGTATGTACTACTGTTGCATTGTTTTACAACATATGCAAAGTGTGTATGAGGATTTATCCAAAGAACAAAAAGAAAACGTAAATGAAATGTATTCTAAATTAGTTTGCTTATGATACAAAACGAAGATGGTACTTATGTGTATCTTACTGTTCCTCTCAAATACAACTGTGTATATACTAAGTTGTTGATTATGGTTTCCGACTTAGGTATTGATTTGATTAAAGATTGTACTTCTACTTGTAAAGGGATTAATCGTCAAGTCATTAATTGTTGGAATATGTTTCAAGCTGCTTGCGCTGCTTATCAATTAGGAGAAGAAAAGAAAGCCGATCTTCTTATTAATTATATTATTGCTCAGCTACGATTAGAATGTAAAGATGCGATAGTATCTAAACCAATTAGTGTTTATATTGGTCATACTGATATTCCGCCTCTTACATTTAAGAATATGAGTGTTGCAGATATTATTGCTCTTCCTCATGTTGAGTTAAATGTTCAAGATGAAGAGAATCAAAACATCATTATTAAACAAGAACAAAGTATTCATTTTGTTATTGTTCCAGATAGTGTATCTCTTGATAACTCTGAATTTGGAGATGTTCTAACTACCACATTATGGAAAGAAGTTGCTCCTGCTGATGGTGCTTATCGTAGAATGATTAATAATGAGGTAGTCGATGGTATTCATTATACTGTTTACTTCTTCTATTCTCCTATGGGAAGTTTCAAAGAAGATATTAAACTTAACTTTAGTATAAGATAATATGAATGCAATTACTGTTGGTCAGTTGATTAATAACAATGCAACTGATAAAGATTTTAAACCACTTCCTAATCTTGACTTTAAGTACGGTCCTTATAGTTCTATTGCCGAAGCTCTTTCTAATATCCCTGCTGAATTACGTTCTGTTGGTTTAACAGTAGGTATTCGAGTAAATAGTACGATACAAGAGTTTTGGTTCAATGGTGGTGTAAGAGATGCCGATCTTGTTGTTAAGAATAACGGAAGTGGTGGTGGAAGTGGAGAAGCAGGTAAGACTCCCGAGTTTGATAAGGCTATTGCTTTAGCTCTTCCTGCTGATGCTGCTCCTACTGCCGAAGTAGTATATAAAGGTGAAGATGAATTTGGTACTCCGTTATATGATTTAGAGTTTGGTATTCCAGCAGGTGAAGCAGGTACTGTTCCTAATTGGAAGACATTTGTGTTTAAACAATCTGCTACACAGCCTGATCCTCCTACGGGGGAAGATATTATTCCAGCAGGATGGTCAAATGTTCCAACAGTTGTTGGTATTTGGTGGATGTCAGTTGGTAAAGTACATGGTGCAACAGGTAAAGTAACAAGTTGGTCTACTCCTATTAAATGTACTGGTGAAGATGGTGTTGCCGGAAAGTATTATAACTTTAAGTATGCAGTTAATACATCTCCTAGTGATGCGCCTGCTATTAATCGTAATGCTGACGATCCCGGTTCAGAATGGTCAGATATTGTTCCTGCAATGGATAAAGGACAGTATCTATGGATGACTATTGGAATGTTTAATGATGGTAAACTCGAAGGTCAATGGAGCGCTCCTATTCGTATTAATGCAGAAGATGGACAATCAGGTGTTGGAGTTCGTATGATGTACCAAAAAACTATTGATTATGTTAACGCTCCTCCGTTTGATGAAGATAATATTAATCCCGGTTCTGCTTGGTCTACTACTATTCCTAGTGGTAGCGGTGCTGTTTGGGGAATATTTGCTCAGATTAATATTGATGGAACTCTTGCAAGTAATTGGGCAGGTCCTGTACTTATGAGTGGAAAACCTGGAGCAGATGGTACAGATGGTACAGATGGTACAGTTCCTAATTGGAAAACTTATATCTATGCTAAGTCTACTATTATTCCTACTAAACCTACTAGTCAAGAATTAATCCCTTCTGGTTGGAAAGATAGTCCAGATTCTAATGATGGACAATGGTGGCAATGTATTGGTACTGTTGATGGTTCTTCTAATAAAGTAGTTAGTTGGTCAGATGTTATTCCTGTTAATGGTAGAGATGGCGATGCTCAAGACGGTAAACATACTGAGTTTAGATTTGCTAGTTCTCCTAGTGCAACAGAACATCCTAGTATTACTAGATCAGATAGAAATCCGGGTGCTGCTTGGACTGTTGAGTTTCCAACTCTTACTACTGAATCCCCTTATATGTGGATGACTAAAGCAACTATTCTTCCTAGTAATGCTATTGAAGGATATTGGGAAGATCCTGTATGTATTACTGGTGAAGCTGGTAAGAAAGGTGATACTGGTCCTGCTGGTAAAGACGGAGTAAATGGTAGTAATGGTATTGATGGAGTTCCTGGAATTTCTATTGAAGCTAGATATTCTTTAGGAAGCGATACTGCTCCTAGTGCTGCATTTGACTCTACAATTGCTAAACAACGTAATCCCGATGGTTGGAGTTTAACAGTTCCTGTTCCTACTCAAGAGAAACTTTATATTTGGTGTATCCAAACTCGTATTTCTTATAATAATAACAGCGATGAACTTGGTCATCTTGAATTAGATTGGAGTACTCCTTTTAAGCTTACTGGAACGAATGGACTTCCGGGTTCTGATGGACATAATCAGATTATTTATCCTCAAGGTATTTACGATTCTACTAAGTCTTATGTTTCTGATGAGTATAAAGCTCCTTATGTATATGACCCTGCTGATGGTAATTTCTATGTTCTTAATTACGAAGGTCCGTGGAAAGGTACTGATCAAGTTTATAGTACTCCTTCTGAATCATATACTAATAACCAAAGATATTGGATTAGATTTGAAGGTTATGAAGCTATTCATACTAAGATTGGTATTATAGCTAATGGACTTATTGGTAGTGCTGTATTCAACGGTGATTATATGTTTAGTCAACAAGGTGTCGACGCTAATGGACTAAAGACTACTGCATATGAAAACTTTAATCCTAATAATCCGGGTGCTCCGCTTAATGGAAAAACATTTGTTCCAGCTACTTTATTAGATCTTAAAGAAGGAGATGCTTGGTTTGGTCATGGAAACATGAATATTGATTCACAAGGAAATGTTGCTATAAATGGTTACATTAAAGAAAGGTTTGATTACTTTAATGGTGGTGTAGATGAATTCTCAGATATTATGATTCAATCTACTAGACAAGTAATGATTGCTTCTGATACTGATTATACTACTAAGTTTGCAGTAGGTTATAGTAGTGGAAATATTATAATGCCTACTAAATTCAAGCTCGATCTAAATGTTCCAGTTAATATTAAGTTCATTAATCTCTCTACATTTATGTGGAATTTAGTTCTTGATAATAGAAAGAGTGGATTGTTCTCTGTTAACTATTGGGAAGAATATGGTGATATGGATCAAGCTTATACTTTCCCGAAAGTATTTCTTCATGGAGGAAGAGTATTAGATTTAATATTCTTACCAACTACTCTTAAAACAGAAACTATTGGTAGTATCATAACTACTTATTATCATGGTGATTGGCATGTTATTAATACTAACGAATTTGTTATGAAAAGAGGTACTGCGGGAGATTATTCCGATTATATACTTGAATCAAAGAATTTAGAATATAAATAATTAATATGAAACAAGGAATTGTTGTTGGACAACTTATTGTTAACAATGCTACTGACGAACAATTTAATTCGTATCCTAATTTAGATGCTAAATATGGTCCTTATGACGATATTGGTCAAGCATTATCTACGCTGTCTAAACCTACCCGTGCGGTAGGTTTAACCGTAGGTATTAGAAAGGAAGGAAACGTAATCGAAGAATATTGGTTCAAAGGAGGTATTGAAAACAAACATTTAGTACTTAAACAATTAAGTGCTGATCTTTCTGATTATTACAATAAGAAAGAAGTAGATGATAAATTCGTAGATGTAGATGATAAATTCGAAGAAGTAAATAATACTATTGAAGATACTAATAAAGAAATTAGTGATCTACGTGACGAAGTTATCAATAAAACTGTAGAAGCAGTTATCGCACAAGATACTCCTCCTACTAATAAAGATGCTCTTTGGATAGATACATCTGGCAAAGAATCAGGTATTACTAGTAATGATGATCTCGCTTCTGTTATAGAGGTAATACAAAGTATCCAAAACTATTTGGATACTATTGTTCGTCAAAGAGATTTGATTATTACTCCCGGACATGTTAGCAATACTGTAACTAGTACTCTACTTAGTAAGTACGAACCTATTGATCCTAGTGTTGCTCCAAGTGAAAAGATGAACATTGTTCTTCGTAATGTCAACCGTATGGCTAATAGTCTAGAACCGACTGCTGAAGGTTTCGAACCAACTACTAAAGCTGTTTGTGGACATTATGGTACATTAGCTGAAATACAAGCTAACTTTCAAAAGTTTGTTGAATATGAACTTCTTCTTGCTATTGATGTTAAACGTTTATATACTAAGATAAATGGAGAACCTGTCAATCTTACTGGTAGTGGAGGTAGCGGAGGTGGAGGTAGCATTGATTACGAAGCTCTCGATAAACTCGATACTATTGGTTTGGTTGCTCCTAGTGGTCAAATCTATCGAGTTAAAGTAAATAATAATGGACAACTAGTTGTTTATAAGAAAGAACTTGATGTTGATCAAGCTGAACCTACTGGTGGTCAAGAAGATCCTAATACTGGTTGGGTTTATGTTACTAGTTTATATCTTCAAAAACTATATATAAATTCTTTATATTGTGGAGGTATTACTAGTGATGAATATAGTTATAATCCATGTTCTCATAACTTCGTTGAACTTAGTAATCTTACAGGCAAAGATGTATCTCTTAAAGGTTTGTCTTTACAGTATGGTACAGAAGGCGGAGATTGGGAAACACTCCCTTTATGGGGGGAGATAAAAGCAGGTTCTACATTCCTTATTCGTGGTGCTCAATGTTCAGTTATGGATGTTAATACTACTCGTATTAAAGTTAAAACCTTTGATATGGAGTGGATAGCTAGTGATGGTAAACTTATTAAGTTCGATAATCGTAAAGCTAAGTTTTTCTTAACTTGGGGAACTACTCCATCTAGTGTTGCTAATCCGTATAATAATGCGACCACCCCCATAAGGGTATCTAAAGGCTATATTGATCTCGTAGGTTTACAAATACTTAATGCTGGTGATGCAGATAAAGTAGATGCTGCTGAAAATACTGCATATGGTTATCTAACTAGTAATTACTTATTTACTAAGTATTATACTATGGATCCTGTTAATCAAGCTACTAAAGCTCTTAGTGCTCGTAACAATGCTAACGATATGTATTTTGTTAATCTCGAAGCTGATGTTATTCCTACTGTTGATAAGTATGTTCCTCGTGCTTCATTTGAAAATAAGAATATATTCTTTAATAAAACTTTATTAGATTCTACTAAACCAAATAAAGTAACTATGACATTAGGTCGTAGAGGTACAGCTCCTAATGCTAGTCGTTGCTTTAATTGGGTATCTGTTGGATATTATGATGAAATGCTTTATTATAGAAAAGTAGGAGCTAGTGGTTGGACAGGTATTGAATCATTTAAAGATGAAACAGGTGTTCGTAAGTACTATAATCGTATTCGTGCAATTACTACTGATGGTACTCCTTTTACTTCTCATAAAGTTGTGTTAACTGAATTGTCAGCAGGAAACTATGAATACTATATTGAACGTATGAGTGATTCTAGTTATAAAAGTCCTACTTATAAGTTCACTATTAAAGATGCTGTTAATATTCAGAACAAATGGACATTCTTACAAACATCTGATCAACAAGGTTTCAATTGGGATGAATATCAAGTATGGAAAATAGCTGCTAAGAATATTGCAGATAATCATATTGATGCTGCTAGTGAGAATGTTGAGTTTATGATTAATACTGGTGATATGACTCAGAATGGTAATCGTATTAACGAATGGTTAGATTATGATTCCGGTCGTGTTCCTTTATTTACTCTACCAGAAATGGTTACTGTTGGTAACAACGACTTAACTCCTGCTAATGTTTATGTTCTTGGCGATGGTGGCGATAACTCTAAGATCAATGCTACTAACATTCGATTTTTCTATTGTTATGAAATAAATGAAGAGAATCCTCCTATATTTACTATACAGAATAAAGAGATTTATATTGAATGTTTGTATTCATTTGATTTTGCTGATACTCATTTCTTATGTGTTAACAGTGAGATAAGTTCTAATACTGAACGAGATGTTTATGGTCTTAATCCACAAAGTGTTGTTTATGATTATATTCGTCAATGGTGCGAAAAAGACTTAGAGTATATTGATAGTAGTATTAATCATAAGATAGCTTATTGTCATGAGATGCCTTTTACAATCATTACTCAAAATCTTATCAATTCGTTCTATTGGGACGGTACTGAATATCCAGATGTTGAACGTAGTGGAAGTCGTCTTAACTTTAATACTAGTAAAGCTAATGCTTATTGGTTCTCGAAGTTCTTAAATAACAATGGTTATCGTTTGTGTCTTGGAGGTCATAAACATACATATAGTTGCAGCTATCCTTTGATAGAGAATCCTAATAGCTCTATGAAGCCTATAATTCAAGTTACAGCGGAGTTATTACAGAGCAACTTCGGAAGTACGGAATTGTACGAAGAGACAGCAGAGGGCTTCCTAAAGGGTCAGAAATTCCCTAAATCATGGCAAAATAACTCGAATTATGATATGGTAAAACATCTATGTACATTTGAGTTAGTCAGCAAAATAACTGCTCCTACGTACATTATGTGCCAAGCTACGGGCTATAAACACACTAGTAATAAGGAATTGCCTAGTCCGAATACTCCGTGGCTTCGATATTTCTTTCCTGCTAGTATTACTATTAATAGTAGAACTGATGTTACTGCTAAAGTAAATGCTAGTCAGCGTTATCCTTTCTATATTATATATAATGTTTACAATAATAAAATCGAAGCTAAAGTTAAGAAAGTAGCTAACGTATTTAATAATAGTGGTAAATATAATATTAATATTCAAGGCGAAGCTCCTAATGCAGAAGCTATTGGTGGTAATGGTGAAACTAATAATGGAAATGATATAATAACTATAATTAAATAATTATGTCAGAAGTAATTAAGAGATTTAATAAAGAGACCGGACAGTGGGAAGTAGTTGCTGCCGGTAATGCTAATAATATTATCACTACTGATCCTCGTCTTCTAGATCCTGAAGAAGTCGCTAATGGAAAAGTAGAAGAGAATATTAATGAAGTTCTAGTTAAGTATAAGGAGAAACTTGCAGAACATGATGGTCACATTGCTTGGTTAGCAGAGCATGGTGGCGGTGGTAGCGGAGGTGGTGGAGGTACTACCGATGCTAAAGTTACTATTACTAATGGAGACATTGTAATAGAAGGTAATACTAAGTATCTATATTCTAGTGTTACAACTAATATAAAACTTAATTATCTTATTGAATCATCTAAGAATAATAAACGTTACTTTATAAATGTTTCTCTTGATGGTAGTAGTATCATTAAAGATCAAGAAGCATGGACTAATACTCCGGGCACTCTTATTATTCCTAAGTTAGATCAATTCTCAAATAACAGTACTCATTCGGTAGTCATTACGGCTACCGATACTGATGGATTTGCTGCTGAGTCTTATCTACTAAATATTGTAGAAGCTAGTATTAAGTTAGCAAGTAGTGTTGCAGGAAGTACTGCTACGGTTGGTATCGATTACTTCATAACTTATACTGTTACTAGTAAGATTATTGGTAGTGCTGCAAGTCTTGTTGTTACTAATATAACTAATGGTTTCTCTAAGAGTATTGATCTCGGTGTTACTACTAGTACTACTCCTCGTCAGATAAATGTTAATCTATGGGAACTAGGTAATATTATTGCAGGTAGTTCTTATACTATTCAAGCACAAGCATTTACTGATATGTCAGGTTCTACTGTTCAATCCGATGTTGTAACTAATCGTACAGTAGTAGAAGATGGTATTAATCTTGTTGTTCTTGTAGAAGGTATTACTAGTAAAGCAGAAGTAGATGAAGGAGCTGAGAAAACTAAGTTCTCTCAAGGTGGTAATATATCTTTTGCATTTACTCCTTATCTTGCAGGTGTTTCACTTATTTATTACGCTGTTCGTCTTGAACACAATGGTACTGTTCGTGATATTGGTTATTTCGATACTGGAAATTATAACGATAATCAATATGTTCAACGTGGTAAACAACAGGTATTCTCTTGGGCTATTCCAACAGAAGGAGATATTCTTGGTGATTGGAATATAACTCTTCGTTGTTGGTCTGAAAAAGGAGATCCTATTACTGATGTTGAACTTATTTGTCAAGTTGTTGCTAGTTCTCAGTCTTTGATTCCCGATCAGAATCCTAATAATTCTATGTATGCAGCTTGGCATATTCGTCAAGAATCATTTCCTCAAACTCCTACTGCTAGACAGTGGACATCTAGTGTTCCTAAGTTTACTCCTCCGGGTTCTCTAGAACCAGTTGGTGCAGTTACTAATCTTGAAGTTTATAATACTAATGGTGCTTTATCTGGATTCTTAAGTCAAGATGGACAGTCTATGTTACGTATCTCAGGTGAAGCATATGGTATTATAGATGTTCAACCATTTAAAGATAATGCTACTGAACTAACCAATTGGAGTAGACAAGGATTTGCTATGTCTGTTACATTTAAAACAGATGTTCATCCATTTACTAATAGAACAGTATTCTTTTGTGGTGATTATAATACTGATGAAGAATTTTCAGAAGGTATTAAGATTGGTCTAGAAGATATTACTTGGAGTTACACCGATGGTAATATTAAAGAAACTATTAATTGTAAAGTACAGCAGAATGTTATTAATACTGTTGACTTTGTTGTTAATAAGAATCCCGATAAAAGAGTTGTTGCTATTTTTGTTAACGGTACTCTTAATGTTGCTCGTGAGATAAAGACTGATTTTACTTGGAAGAGTTCTTCTAAGATTTATCTTGGTTGCGATATTAGCAATGCAGGTCGTATTCAGAATTACTCTGATGTTAATTTCTACGATATTAAATTGTTCCGTTCTCCGCTCAATGACAAAGAGATTGTTATTAATTATATGAATGCTAATGCTAGAGCTAAACTTCTAGAAGATGGTAGTATTGATTTCGTAGCTTATAACTCTTCTAAGTTACGTAACTTTTTCTCTACTTCTGATAACTCTGCGCATTCTACTTTATGGGATGATATTAATCAGACTTATGCTACTGTTAACTTCAATAGTCTTATTTCTGATACTACTCGTACTCTTCCTGTTGATATAATGCTAATCAATTGTGCTAATACAGGTTTTACTCGTGCAGTATTTGAAGAGATTGGAGGTCAGAATAACAACTGGTACACAGGTTGTACTATGAGTTACTTTAGTCCTACTTCTGGAAAGTCTAGTGCTGAAAGTACTACTGACGTCGCTGTTTCTAAGCAAGGAACATCTACTATGAACAATCTTATTAAGAATCTTGAGATTCGTTTTGATAAGATGTTGAAAGCAGATAATGGTAGTAATCTTGATTACGAACTGTTCCAACCTAAAGAGACTTGGTTCCCCGAACGACAGTTTACTCTTAAAGCCGATGTTGTCGATAGTGCTCATGCTAACAATGCTTCTATTGGTAAATGGATTAATGATAATGCAGATATTCTATTTGAGAAAACTCCTCCAATGGAAGAACTCGAAGCTCGTCGTCCAACTGATACTAGAGATAAAACTAAAGTTCATGAGAAAGTAACTATTAAACAAACTCTTGAAGGTTTTCCATGTATTCTTCTTATTCAGTTCGACGGAGAAGAAACTCAAACTTGTCTTGGTATTTATAGTTTCAACTTAGGTCGTGGTGCTTATTATAACATGGGCTTCCGATTCTTAAAAGACTTTACTACTAAGATAAAGAATAGTACTGGTGAATATGTAGATAATGCTCTTCCTGCTTTTGTTACTTCTTATCATGCTTATGGTCAGAATGAAAAGTTTGGTAGTATTGATCAACAGAAAGTTTACTCTTATGAAATAGGTGAGAACGCTAATGTTATTGTTGATGGAAACAAAACATTACCGTTAGCTTTGTTTATGCAAGATGATATATCTATTATTAAACATGTAGGAGAGTTTAAATATAATGGTGGTAATTGGCTAGACCCAACTGCTGCTGTTACTGACGATGCTGTTTGGACAGCTCTTCAAGAACTGTTTACTCTATTTGCTCAAATGACTTCTTCCACAGTTAAGAAATATACTTGGAATGAACAGTCTGGAGGATATGTTGAAACAGAAGGTGAATATCCTGCTCAATCAAGTTGGTCTACTCTTGCTGCTGAACTAGATACTAAGTTCTCAATTAAGAATGCTTATTCTTATTTCTTAGTATGTGTTAAGTTTGGTCTTGTCGATTCTCTTGGTAAGAATATGACTATCGTATGTTATGATATTGGAGGAACTAAGAAATGGTACATTCGTTTCTATGATATGGATACTGCTAACGGTCTTGACAATACTGCTCTTGAATCTGTTGCTAAAACTGCATATCTTGATACTTTCTCTAATAATCCTAATACAGATGTTAACTCATTAGTTACTACTCGTAATTCTCCTGATGGTGGTTACGATACTTATAGTTCTCGTATGTGGGATGTTCTTCGTGATAGTATTTTTATTAATACTGGAGTCTTTGATTCTTCTCTTGAAGAACTTTGGGACTTATGGAGAAACAATGCTAATATTAGTAAAGATGTTAATCATTATATAGATGAATACTTCTCTGCACAAACTAAGTCATGCGGAGAACTTCTATTTAATTACGACTATAATGTTAAGTATCTTACTGCTTATGTTAGTGAAGCAGGAGGTTCTGCATCTTATGCTAATATTGAATTCTTACATGGTACTCGTGTTGAATATGTTCGAGATTGGTTAAAGAAACGTTGGTGGTTCTTTGATGGAGTATTTAGATATAACAATGTATCTAATCTCCAACCTTATAATACTAAAGGTGCTTTCTCTGCTGGTGGTGCTGAAGCTACAAATCCTCGTCTTACTATTACTTCTAATGTTCCGATGATATTTGTCATCAACATTGGTAATACTACTGACACTAGGTATTTCTTACAAGAAGGAGTTCCTACTCTAATTAAGTTAGCGCCTATTAGTTCTTTCAATACTCAGATTACTATTAACAATACTCCACAAATCAATGACATCAAAGGTCTAAAAGAAATGAGATTCCAACGTTTCATGTCTAGTATGAAACTTCCTAGTTTCTTTCAATTGGATTTATCTGATGTTGATACTCTTAGTAATGCTCCTGTTCCATTTGAAACAGTGTTTGTTAATGACGAAGACTTTTCAGATGTTAGACATATTAATCTATCTAATACTAAGTTTTGGAGTGGAAGTTCTGAAGTAGCTACATTTACAGTTAATATTGAAAAGTATACTAAGTTGAAAGACTTAGATATATCTAATTCAATAGTAACTTCTATGTCTCTGCCTAATGCTTCTCTTGCATCTCTTAATATTACTAATAGTTCTATTGAGATTATTAACTTAGTTAATCAGCCATTCTTAGATAGTATAGATTTTAGTGGATGTAAAAGATTGAAATCTGTTACTATTGATTCTTGTGAAAAGATTACTGAACTAAATCTTAGTAATCTCGGAGATTTACATACTATTAATATTACTAACTGTCCTAATCTTGTTGCAATTACTTGTACCAATAACGTAAATCTTACTACGTTTAACGTATCTAACTGTAACAAAGTTAAGACTATTAATATTAGTAAATGTACTAATAGTGGATTAGATATTTATATTGTTGGTGCTCCTAATATTGAAGAACTTAATATTAGCGGTACTAATACTACTAAACCTATTCAAGCTGCTGCTGAATTGCCTAAACTTACTAAATTGATTATGAACAATACAAATATTAGTTCTATTCAATATGGTAATAAAACAATTCCTAAGTATAATAACAATCCTATCTTTGACGTTACTAATTTAAGACTTAGTACGTTTACTGTTACTAGCGCAGCAGGAGTTCATTACTTTAAGTTCGATAATAATCCGGATGCTCCTGTTAGTATCGGTAGTAGTTTCTTCATTGGTTGTACTTCTCTTAAACGAGTATTTGGACATATTAAACTTACAGGTACTAATACATTTAGTGAATGTAATAATTTCTATATTCATGAACCACCCGCTTTAGTTAACGGTAAAACACCAATGTATGCTAATCAATACTATGGTTCTAAAACTAATACAACAGAAGGTAAAACTGAATGGGAAGCTAATACCAATCTTGGTACTAACATAACTATTGGTACTACCAATATGTCTAACATGTTCAAAGGAACTAATTGCAAACTCTTCGATGCTTATTATATTCTTTATAAATGTAATAATGTTACTCTGTTGACGAATTGCTTCTATGATGCTAAAATACAACTTAGTATTGTAGATAGTTTCAATCGTAATATGTTTATTAACTGTGGTAAAGTAACTAATATGGATGGCATATTCTACAATATCTCTGGTGGAACTTGTATTTTTTATACTTGTACTAGAAATAACAATGGAGAAATAACTAATAGAAATGGATTGTTATCTCCGCTTGTTAATCTTGTATCAATGTCACAAGCATTCTATTTTAATGGTAATAAATATACGGATGATTTCATATTTGCTAGACCTGTTGGTAATGTAGAATGGAAGATAACTCATCTCTATTTAGTATTTAGTGGTGTACTTTGTTTCATTACTGATGCAAGTAGAGAGTGGACAACCGAACCAACTACTTCTGACTTTAGTGCTGCTAAAGCTAGTAGACTTCTTATTAATATTCCTAACTTAGATTATATTAATGGAATGTTTAACGGTTCTAATATTAATTTTGATCTAGTTGAGAATGACGATGAGAAGAAAACTAAGTATTGTCCATTATTATACAATAATACTAAATTACGATATATAACTAATAGTTTTAATAATCTTAATCATTCTACTGGTTCATTATTAAATGTATTTGGAGGACAAATTGAAGGTAAAACAGATAAATTCTCTAGTGTATTTTATGCTATTCAAGGAGCATTTAATGCTGCTAGCAATAGTACTATTGAATTCCCGATTCATAATTCTATGTTCCGTAGAATAAAAACTAGACTTAAATATATTACTGGTACATCTGCTACGAATGCAACTACTAATCCTTGTTTTACAGGATTTACTAAAACATTCCTTAAAGAAGATACGGAAGTATTTCCTTACGAAGTATTTAGTGGTTGTAGTGCATTAGTTGAAGCTCCCGGATTCTTTAGTAATATAAAATGTCCTACTGGAACTGTTATAGAACTACCTAAAGATATATTTAAAGATTGTGTTAATCTTACTAATATATCACATGAGTTTTATAACATGGAGAATGTGAAGTATTCCCTTACGGGGGAAGGTTTCAAGAACTGTAAGATAGTTAACGCTGCTTACTGTTTTGCAGAAACTAACGTTAAGTTTGCTAAGACAGGAATGATACCTTATAAGTTATTCTATCAAGAACAACTTGTTAGTTCTACTATTAAAGGATGGAAAGAAGCGGATGCTGCTACTGATAATATAACTCCTAATTTTGGTATTGATTCTGATGGAAATTGGATTCCCGATGAAGAACTTCCAACTGCTATGCCTAAAGAACGTTCTTATAGTATAGTGAGAACTACTCGTAGAAAGAGTATTACTAGCATGGCTTACTGTTTACAATACTTTCAAGCTACTGATTCTGCTCCTTATACTATGAATTATGGTAGTTTAAAGTCTAATGATTATGGTGATTTACTTATACCTAATGAACAATATAATCCTGTTAAGTATATAGTGAATCCTAATTATAATCCTAATGAATTCATTGATGAAGAGCAAACTATTCCTAATCCTAGTAGAGATATTCGTCGTATTATAGATAATCCTAATTATAATAAGTATGAACTTATTTGGAATGTCTATGCTTATGATGGTCTTACAGGATTATACGATATGATTAGTAATTCAGAGTTATATGCTGCTGTTACTGCTGGTACTATTTCTGTTAGTCCAGATATTCCACAGGAGTTTAATGATCCTGCTGATGCGATTAGTGCTCCTGCGTCAGAAGCAACTAATCGTAAAATTATGAATTACTTCTGTCCGCCAGATTTATTCGCTAGTTGTAGTAATACTACGGGAGTTAATGTCGTAGGAGTATTCTATTATAGTGGAAGAAGTAATGGAGATCCTTCTTATGATTATATGAATTACGGTCTTCGTGGTCGTCCTTGTCCTTACTTGTTCAAGCCTATATCTAATGTACAAAACATATCTTATATGTTCTATATGATGCCGTTATTAGCTCCTTATAAGTGGAACAATACTACGACTAATGAAGAAGGTCTTGCTTATTCTACTGAGTTCTTTGCTAATATTCCTAAGTTAGTTACAATGAGTTATGCATTTGTATTTACTATTATTCCTAGTAAAGTAGTTATTGATCAATCTACATTTATTAATAACTTGAATTTACAGAATATAGATCATGCTTGGTTAGAATGTCAGTTCTTAGGAACTACTGCTGAAACACAAGTTCATGAGAATACTTTCTCTCGTAATACAAATCTTCGAGATATTAGTTATTGTTTTGCTTCTGCAATTAATAGTGGAAGATGGAGCGGTCGAAGTCCTAAGAAGATTAGTTCTAATCTATTTACTGCTAATAAGCATAAGAACATTACTAATTGTTCGGGAGTATTCTATGCTGCTACTGCTACTGTTGGTAGTGTTCCAGAGTTTTGGACTTGGCTTAATGCTCTATCGTCTAATAATAGAGCTAATGTATTTTATCGAATGGTTAAAGCTAATCTAACTAATGGAGCAAGTATTCCTGCTATTTGGAATAATGGTATGACTTAATTAATAATAGTTATGACATTAAAAATAAATTAGTATATTTGTGTGCTTCCCCCGTAAAGGAATGAACGGGTGGAAGCACTTATTATTAACTCTTTAAATAATATTGATATGGAAGGTAATTGTATTTATAATCGCGCTAATGCTGCGAACAGTCTACAAATTTCTATAATGGGTAATATTACAGGTGCTAACTTTAGTATTCCCGATGGTCGTGGTGGCAAAGAACCATTCTTGCTAAAGAACGTTACTGAAGAGAATATTACAGTTAGTGTTATTCTTTATGGTATGGAAGATCCTATTGAAACTATTGTATTTCCGGGTTGGAATGTTGAATTAGTTAAAGAAGTAGTAACTGCTGTTGAAGGTTTGCAATATGGGTATTAATATTAGTGGGCTTGGAGCCGCTAATGGTATTGGCTTCAAGTCTAAGGTTAGTGGTGGGAGATATCTCCCACCCGACCTCAAAGCAAGATTGGTAAGTGTAACTTCTTGCTATGGTAAAAAGAACACCGATAGCGATAAAGATATACTTAAAGATAAAACTGGACAAGGTAACGATCTCATTGTTTATAACGGTACTTTCGATAATATTAAAGATGGATATGATGCTCCATTCTTTAGTTTCATGAATCCTGCTCTTACGGTAGATACTAAGTTTGTTACTTATATAGATGAAGTAACTCTTAAATCAATTGGTCCGGATATTAATCGTGTTGTTCTTTATACGAATCCTGCTAAATATAAGAAACGTATTCCTAGTTTCATTATTAATGTTAACTGTTCTAAGAGTTGTCGATATTATTATATTGATAAGAATAAACCTAATGTTAGAACTGTATTTAATCTTCAACAAGGAGTTAATGCTGTTCCTGAATCTTATGCTGATTTATATAGTGGTACCGAAGATGAAGGAGCTGTTAATGCTATTGGATTTGCTTTAGATGAAGGTGCAACACTTGAAGTTAAACAGTTGTCTCGTTATACTGGTGGTTTATTAACTAGCGGTATAAATGGAGTAGGTACTTTTGTTGAATCAGTTAAACCGTTTAAAGAAATGGTAGGAGATTCACAATCTGTTTCTATTGTATCTATGATAAGTATATTAGAACCTATTTCTATTAATTATGAAATAACTATTAATAATGTTAGAGCTATAACTAATGAATTATATGGACGTAATGTATTTAAAGGTACTGAAATAGATAAAACATACATAATTGGGTATTACGCAAATCTTCCTTCTTCTACTAATAATATTGGTATTATTAATAATATTTTAGGAGATGATAAAGATTGGACTTATCAATCAGGTGGCAATATTGTAGATACTGCTAAATTATCTATTCAAGGTTTTAGAGGTATTTCCAGTATGCCATATGCAATGGTTCGTTCTGTAATATATTGGAATATTGTTCTCAAAGGTAAAGCTACTATTGACGAAATCAATCAAGTAATAGAATATTTTAATCTTGATAGACCGGGAGTTGTAGTTAAACCGGATATTCTATATGATATTAAACGTCAAGGTATTACTAATGATAATCATGCTGAGTTCGAAGATAAGTTGAAAGACTTTATCTATGGACTCGATATGAAGATGTATAATATGAATTGGGAAGGTACTAGTGGAATCAATACTTATCCAGTTGTATTTGGAAGTAATAAAACTTGGTATTCACTAACTATAAAAAATTATGAATACACATTAAATCCAAATATAATTCATCTGACACATATAGATACTGCCGTAGCTCTACAATATACTTATTTAAAAAATAATGGAGTTATTTCTAATATTAATAGAGAAGCTCCTGCTTTTAAATTAAAAGTTACAGGTTTAAATAATAATATTTATCTATATTATAGATACATTGCTACATCTGATGCTACTAAAGTCGATACTTAGAGATGCAGACGGTTACACTATTGGAGATATTTATGTTGCTATTAATGCACAGTATCATGATTATTGCGAACTGTTTGAGAAATGGTTTGGTAGTAACTTTGATGAAAAGATTATTGCTAGTGCTGTTGACTTTTGGTTCGAAGATGATGATTTTGATGGCAACAAGGTATGGAAGTACTTCAACGAGATGTAATCCCTACTACAACTAACTGATATAAAGAGAATTACAAAAAGTAGCTCTCTTTATTTGTATATACCAATATAATAAATAACTTTGTATCGCATTGAAACATAGAAAACATTAAAACATCGTACTCATGGGGATTGTGGTTAAAGTATTATTCGTACTACTGTTGATGATAGTCATAGCTAGTTTTGCTTTCAAAGAGATTAAAGATGTGATTCCTGCTAAAACATTAATTTGGATTAAAGTTATTAGCGTTATCCTTTGTGGAACATTCGGTATGTTACTGTTTATCTTATGAGTTTCCTGTCACTTCTCGAAGAGATTATCAGAACTACTGCCGAAAGTTTTGATTTTGGATTTGTAATCAGCGTTAACGTTATTGCTTATCTTGTAATTAGCGCAATTGATGCTAATAATGGACCGAAGCCTGTTAAAACATGGACTAAAAGAGTTATTACAATTGCTTGTGCATTTATCCTCGGAATCATCTATTTTAGTTTGAAACTTGGAGATGTTAAAGTTTTGATTAATAGCATTATTCTCGCACCTGTTGTTTGGAGTTGGATTATTAAACCTATTCTTGTTCGATTTGGTATTGATTATAGAAAGATTGAGAGAGAAGATAACAGTGATAAATGAGTTGCTGTTACCACCCCTGTAAAGGAGTGACTTAGAGCTAGTACTGCCGATTGTACTAGCTCTTCTTGTATCCGGAAGTCATGTACGGTTCACATCTTTATGGGGGAAGTAACAAGCAAGACACTCTCTATTTAGTGCCTCTCGTTCCCTACATTACATTCATAGCCTCAACCTTAACAACTAACCGACTTTGCACTAACTTTGCCTCTACGCCTCTTAAAATGCGTCGTCCATCAATTTATCTTTACAAACTATCCTTTTCGTCTAGGTCTTGCTGCTACTATTAGAGTTATTGTTCGTGTTTCTACTATTCCTATTTGTTATTGATGAAATAATTGTTATATTTGTTAGCAACTAATATTTATAACAATGGCTTCGATTAATCAAATTGTTTCTGAGATAGCTCATGCTGTTCATCAAAGTAATAATCATGTTACACGAATGACAATTCGTTCTGCTGTTATTCATACTTTTAATGAACAAGTTCGTCAAAGTTACGAACGTCATGGAGCTATTGATAAGATACTTATGCAACGTTATCGTATAAGTATTATTGATGTTCCCGATGGAGATATATTTCAATCTTTAGTTACTATAAAGTATAAGGTCAAACGTAGTGCTCAAAGAGTTCCTCGTCCTGTAAGACTTGAAAACAATCTTCCTTTTCTAAGTGTTCGTACTGTTGGATTCGATAACTTAGCTATTCCTTTTATTAAAGAGAGTTCTTCTAAGTTTTATGCTGAACTTCCAGGTATGTGTAAGTTGCCAACTTATGATTATATAAATGGTTATTTATATATTAATAGTCAAGGTAATTCTCTTATTAATTCATTAGGTGCAATTGTTATTGAATCTCCATTTGAAATACCTACTGAAATTCCTATCGAAACTCATAAAGGTATTGTCGATAATAGTGGAGACGATAATGAATTTATTATTCCTGAAGATATGGTTGAACGTATTAAGGATGTAATATATAAACGCAATCTATTTAACGTAGAACGTATTACTAATGAAGTTCCTGTTAAAGATAATATTAATCAAAATCCCGATATAGAAGTATGATAAGTCCAAAGATGGATAGATATGATTATCGTCATATGTATAAACGTTTCATTGAAACAAGTAATGAAGATTACCAACTTACTCTAGGTAAGATAAATCATTATTCATCTTTACTAAATAAGCTAAAGTTCAATATTGAAAGTCGTAGAGACGAAGTACGTAGTATATTTGGTATTTGTCTTTATAACTTTTGGGAATGGAATACTGATGAACCAGATGCTAATCATAGATTAGAAAACAATGTTGATAAAGTCTATGCTATGTTCTCAGAAGCCAAACAGTTAAAGTACGGAGATATCTATAATACTTTTAAACGTTATTTTGTTGTTATTGGTAAACTTAAAACTAGCAAGAACTTATTGATTCGTATTAAGAATCGTAAAGATATAACTCTTGTACAGTTTCGTACTTATTTATATAGATATTACGAACAAGTTAATAGAGAAGTTCTTCGAGGCAAAATAGTTAAGTTCAATAATAAACTTGGTTGTGCTTTAATTGAAAGAGTTCGTAGAGGCGACGTTTATAATAGTACTGGAAATCTTATTAAACGAAAGAAGATGATAGATTGGCAAACAACTCGTAAGAACAAAGCTAAACTTATTGAAGAAGGTAAAATTCCATATGATCATGATGATGCTATTGCTGCTAAACGTAAAGGAGTTCCATATAACGGTGTTGAATATGTTGCTTATCTTCAGAGTCCGTGGTGGTGTCAACTTGTTCTTATAGATGCTAATTTTAAGTTTAGAGGTTTATTTAAATTTATTCCTTGTAATAAACGAACTGTTGAGACTTGTAAAGTTATGATGTCTAAGTGTAATTCGATTGAAGATATTATTAAGTATCCAATTGACACTATGGCTAGACTATCTATGATTGTTAAGTTTGATGAAACTTATACTATTAAATATATAAGAAATGATGAACAAAGAGGTATTACCGATAGAAGTCATAATTGCTCGTTTAGATAATGACTTCAATATAATGACAAGTGATTACATTCCTCGTGTAGCTGCTTGGTGTATTGATGCCATGAATGAAATGGGAATCCTTCAATATGAAAAAAAAGAAATGGTTGTGGAAGTTCACGATAGAATCGCTGAATTTCCTTGTTGTGTAAATGCTTTTAGTGTTTATGTAGATGGTTGTGAAATACCTAATGCTAAAGAATCTAAGAGCTGTTGTAATCAGTCTAGAACTTATTACTTTGAAGAAGATAAAAGTAATACTAAACGTAGTAGACGTGTAGTAGAACCTTATCCCGAACATGATTCTAATCGTAATTATGTTTATGTTCAGAGTAGTAATTCTATTGAACTAAACTTTGATGCAGATAAAGTTACAGTTAAATATCTTTCTGTTAAGTCAGTATATAGTAATACATTTCATTGTGATATTCCTGTTATTCCTAATAATGGTAAACTAGTTACTGCTTTAGAATGGTATTGTATGTGGAAGATACTTAGTAGAGGAACTAAACATCCTGTTTATTCTTTGCAAGGTAATCAATTAATTAATCCATATTATCTTTGGAGAGAAGCTCGTAACGCTGCTAAAGCATCTGTTATTATTGATAATCAAGGCGACATTTATAGTGGTTGGTCGTCTATGTTCTTCAATGCAACTTTTAGACCGAGAAGCTAATGGAAATAATCAAAGAACTAAATAAAGATGATGGAATAGAATTTATCAAGAATGGTTCTATTACTCATGCAATGAATATAGTAGTTTCTAAAGATGGTAATTCTATTGAGAATGAAAAGTCTTTAGAAACTATTGTTACTTTAGATGAAGATGTAAAGATTGTAGGTATTATTCCTTGCGCTACCGAACTTGTTATATTCTGCGATAATAATAACATTTATCGTTTTGATGAAAAAACACAAGAACTTAATCAAGTTGCTAATTCTTGGAATTGGTATGGTGGCGAAGTATTCGGTACTTATACTTATAATGTTCGAGGTGATCTTATTGTAGCTATAAGCGAGCGTAATGCTGATAAAGATGTTCCTCTTAAAGTTATAAACTTAAATAACGCTGACTTAGATTCTGATGATATTTATACTCTTAATCCTGCTATTCCGCAAGTAACAGTACTTGATAGTGGAACTGCTGTTGGAGGACGAATGAGAGTTGGAACTTATCTAGTATTTATTCGTTTTGAAATTAGTAATTATGAATATACTAGTTGGAAAGACTTAGGAACTATTATCTATATTGATGCTCCATTTAAGACTGGTTCTATTTCTTCTATTACTCTTCAAGGTAGTAGAGGAACTACTCGTAATTGGGATCCTACTTATTATCTTAATGATGGTTATGCTGAGGATACTGATTATGCTTCTAGTTCTATTGATCTAGATATTCAAATAGATAATAAAACTAGTAATAAGTTTAAATCATTTCAAATTGCTTATGTTTGTACTTATAAAGACGGAACAGAAGCATTTAATTTAGGTAGTTATCAATTTAGTGATAGTGGTAAATATCATATTACTGGTAATCGTAATGTACTAGAGAAACTTTCAGTAAATGAAGTTCTTAATTCTGCTAACAATTTTAATATTTATAATGTTAAAACAATGTGTAACTATGGTAATAGATTATATGTTGCTAATTATAAAGAAGAAAGTCGTAAGTTAGATATAAGTAAAATAGATACTTCTAATATTAGAGTAGGTGTTTATTCAGAAAAAGATGAATACGGAAATACTCTTAATTATACAGTAGATGCTAAACCTATCGAAGATGAAGTATATCGTTTCTACGTTCATTATGTATATCCCGATGGAAGTTATACAGACGGTATTATTATTGAGAACAATAATATGCGTATTGGCGAAACTAAGAAAGGAGTTCAAATAACTATTGGGACTTATAGTAATACTCAGACTAGCGAGTACGATAGACCAATCTATATGACTTGCTATGACGACACTAAAGTATCTGATGTAGTTGCAGCTATTAGAGCAGCTAAGACTAATCCTTCTTATCCTAACTATAACGATAGTACTATTAAAGATAAGTTAGGACTCATTGCTATGTCTGAAACTGAAGGTGTCGATTACTATTGGTTTAATCTCGATCCTCGATTTGAAACTAATAATACTCGTAGGATTACTTATCTTTGTCCTTATACTAATAATAACGGAGATCGTTTATTCCGTACTCCACATAGAATTAAAGGAAACTTTGTATTTGATAACGTTCCAATGTATGAAGGATTTGTTGGATATTTTATTAGTTATGAAGAAATAGATAGTATTATTGTTGGAGATGGTATTATAGATCAACATAGAGATATGGCTATTGGTGCTACTTCTGTTACTCTTAGAAATGCTAACTTTCAAAGTTTAGCAGCCGACGCTGTTGAAACTCAGTTCTATTCAGAAGATATATATGTTACTAAGAAAGGTGGAGTCCCTAATGTTTTAGTAGATCTTCTTTATACTACTTTTAAAACTAGAGATCAAGCTACTACACAAGATGTTTCTACATATGTAACTTGGGACTGTTTTCCCGGTAGTTCAGAAGAATATACGATGGATAATCTTAATAGTTATCTTGACGTTACTAATTCTACTATTATTGCTCTTTCTCAATATACACAACTTGTATCTACTGAGGCAGGTCAATATTATAAACTTAGTTTCTATGCTAATGGAAGAAAACCAACTCCTGTTGCTATAAATAATAGTAATGGCGAATCACATAAATCTACTACTATTGGTAGACTTCTTCGTGTTAATCAAGAATTATATATTCAGAAAGATAACGTTAAGCTAATAAGATTAGCTCCTAATTTCTATACTACTAAAGAAACTAGTAGTTATGGAAATAATGCACAAAGACAGAATGTTTCCGGTTATACTAGATTCAGTTCTATCTTTATGTTTGATGGACGTGGTGTTGAATTTGCAGGAGAATGGCAACCTATTTATGCTATTGACCCTGCTAATGTAGTCGGTAAGTATTATCTTGCATTTGTTAATGACCCTAATACTAATACTAGTGGTCGTGATATGATGCATGTTAACGCTGTTCAAATCTATAAGCAAGTTCGTTATCCTCGTTCTGCTAAGATTAAAGTAGGTAAAGTTCCAGAAGTATATTTTAGTTATCGAGATAATAGTGAAGATATCATTAAGAACATATTGAATAAACAACTTACTGCTGCTACTCTTTATGGTCTTTATGAACTTGCTTCTAGATATAGTGATTACTCTCGTCCTTTACTTAATGCTTATAATCCTACTGCTCTTTCTAATCAAATAGAAAGTTATGGTAAGTTTATTCGTAGAAGTAATGTGATTCAATCTGAATCTACTAATAATGCTTGGAGACAATTTCCTGCTGATGGTTATAAAATTATTAGTGAGAACAAAGGAGATATTATTAATATCTTAGGTATCGGTGTTTATCTTATTGCTCATTGCGAACATTCAATGTTTATCTTTAATAGAGATAATACTCTTGCTACTCATGATAAAGATGTGCAAATATATATGCCAGATGCTTTTGATACTGAATATCAAGAAGTATTTACTAGTGAAAAAGGTTATGGAGGTTTGCAAGACTTTACTTCTTTTACTTGTAATGAAGTAGGCTATATATTCTTCGATAGAAGTAAACGTAAGATATATCGTTTTGATGATAAACAACTTAATGATATTACTGATGGTATTCAACAAGTAATAGATAGATTTCTTACTGTTAATAGTCGTATTGATCTAGGCATGGATAAGGAAGCTAATCGCTTGCTCCTTTCCTTTACGGGGGAGGATACTATCGTTACAACTTCTTATTCATTTATAACTAATACTTGGGTAAGTCATCACGATTACTTCGCTAAATACTTTAATACTAAGACTTCTCTTTATATTACTAACGATATTTCTAAGAATATTATTGGTCGTATTGGAGATATTAAAGTAGATACTTATCTTGATTATGGAATATTTAAGATTCCAGCAGATAAGAATGTGTTCTATCTTGGTGATAAAGATTCTCATTGTGCGGTTGTAGATATAGTATTTAATCTTCAGTTTGAAACAATTAAACTTCTTAATTATATCACTTATGATATAAGAAAGCTAGGTAATATTAATTATAGCGGAGATAAAATTCTTATATTTACAAACTCTTGCATATCATCCGAATGGGATATTAGTAGTAAAGAACGTAATGTTCCTAATCTTACTAAGGCATATTATGAACACGGTAAATGGAACTTTAATTACTTCCGTAATCTAATTCGTTCTGTTGAGACTATCGAACCAATAGAAAGAATCACTGGAAAATATGCAATAGAGATATTAGATGATGAAGATAAGAATCGTATTACTGAACTTACTCGTTATAATAGACGAGATAGTTTAATTAATGGTAAATATATTGGTATTCGTTTTATCATTCATCAAACAGATACGAAAGTTACACTAAGTAATGTTGAATGTTATATTAATAAATATAGAGAATAATGGTAACAACAGTTAGACAACAAAGACCTAAAGCGTTTATTGGTGCTGCTATTTCAGTTGGTACTCAATTGATCGGTGGTATTATTGGTGGTGCTAAAAAACGTAAGGCTGAGAAAGCTGCTCAACTTGAAGCAGAACGTAGACAAAAGATGGATAATGCTCAACAGCAAGCTAGTATTCTTACTCAGCAAGTTGCACAAAATGAAGAAGTTTATGATGATATTCGTAATCAACTTATGAAGAAAGGCGGAAAGGCAAACCTCCCCCGTAAAGGGGTAACGCCAGTTATAACCGAAGGTGGTTCTGCTACTCCTATTGGTAATAACTCTTATCTTCTTCAAGGTCGTAAACATACAGAAGGCGGTATTGTTATTGGTAAAGGTAAGAACAGTATCGAAGCAGAAGCCGGAGAAGTTGTTAAGATTGATAAGAAAGATAAAGAGATGAAGATTCTTAGTACTCTTCCTCTTACTCGTAGTGGTCTTTCTCCTGCTGCTAAAGCAATTAGTAATCCTAAACAAACTGATTCTGCTTTTAAAGAACAAGAAAGTTTTAAGAAAGAAAAAGGTATTACTAATTCTAAAGTTGCTAAACTTGGTGCTTTAAGTAAGATTGGTTCCTTTCTTAAAAAGAATGAAGATGTAGTTAGTAGTGGTATTGGTGCAGTTGGAAGTTTAGTTAGTGGCTTAATGAATAAATCTAGTATTAATAATATTCAAACTCCACAAAAGCCTCAGTTAGTAGCTCCTGCAAAACTAAAGACTACTATCAATGTTAATCCTCAATTGTCAGATATTACTGAGAATGAATTAACAACTCGTAGAGATATAGCAGGTAATACCGCTAGTTCTGTTGCTAGTCTTGCTAGACGTCAACGAGTTTCTAATGCTTCTCTTTCTGAGCGTAATCGTATTAGAGGTGAGAAAGAAAATATAGAGACTCAATTGCAAAACCAAGATGCAATAAATCGTCAAAGTGTAGCTGCTCAAAATGCTGCCACTACTAATGCTTACAATAATATGGTTACTCAGATTGAGAACGATAAGATTCAAGCAATTGCTAACAACCGTACTGCAATGATTGATAGTGTTACTGGTGCTGTTCGAGATTATCAACTCGGAAGAGATAAAAAGAAAATGGATAAACTTCGTCTTGCTGCTCAAATGTCTGCTACTCCCGAACAAGCAGATTTGTTTGAAAAGAATATGGATAAGAACATGAAGAGATTATCTAAGATGAGTTATCTATATAGATGTGGTGGTAAACGTAAAACTAAATAATTGAAGTTATGCCAATAGATATTAAAACATCAGGTTATCAGAAAAGGGAACGGGTTGCCGCTCCCTTAGATGCTTATTCTGCTACGCTTAATACGTTACAGCAGAAGCATGAAACTGCTATTGATACTGCTAATAAGATTAAAACCTTTCTTGCTAATAAGGAACTTAATGAAGCAGAAAACAAATGGCTTACTGATTATAGTCAACAAATTAATAATCAAATTGAAGCTGCTGCACAAGAAGGAAGTTATGCTACTGCTTTAACTACTGCTACTAAGTTAGCAGGAGAAGTCGCTAGTAATCCTGCTTTGATTGGTCGTGAAAGATATCAGCAACAATATAAGAAGTTTCAAGATGAAATTAATTCTAGTAAAGAATATGATGGTGATATTAAAGCATATGCTTTAGCTCAGAATAAATATAACTATCAAGATACTACTGATGAAAACGGTAGAATTACTGGTGGTACTACTTTTACTCCTAATTATCGTCCTGTTACTCAAGTAGATATTGATGAGATATATCGTAAAGCATTGTCTACTGTTGGTGTTGATGCTTCACAAGGAGAACAGTTAGTATGGGGAGATGATAAGGGTAATATTAAACAAAGTGGCGCCAGTATTGCAGAAGGAGATTTACCTTATCTTAAAACTGCTAGTGGTATTAAGAAATTAGATGCTGCTAAGATTCGTCAAGCAGTCGAAGCTGCTATTAATCAAACTCCCGGTGCTCGTGCTTCTCTTAAACAAGATTATATTGTTAATGCTTGGAAAGCTAGTCGTGGTGATAAGAATAATCTTGTTACTAAGAAAGACGGTACTATTATGAGTCAAGAAGAATTCGAAGAAAATCTACTTGCTCCTAGATATGCTGCTTCTGCTTACAAACATGTTAGTTCTAGTATTGATACTAGTATTGGTTTCTCTATAATGGAATCTCGTCGTAAAGAAGCAGCTGCCGCATCTGCTAATCCTAAAGAACTTAGAGTTATTACAGATTTCTATTCTCCTTTTGGTGCTCGTGAAGTTCAGCCAGATACTCCTAGTAAGTTAACGTCTGCTCTTAATGATGCTCAAACTAGTCTAGGAAATATGTATGCTCAATATAATATAGATAAAAATCTTACTGACGATCAAGCATATGCTGAACTTCGTGCTCGTATTAATCAAAATGTTAGCATTACTGATAATGCTCGTAATGAATTATTAGCTCAAGCTGAGAATCTTCGTAATATTATTCAAACTAATACTAACCGTCTCGAAGCTATGAAATCTCATCTTACTGAACAAGAAGTTCAAGCTGTTGATTTCTTAGGTAAAAGATTTAGTAATGGTAATATGGCTAGTAGCGATAATCCATATCAGCAAAAGTACGCTAAAGCTATTAATAAATTATTTGTAGAATCTAATGGTAAAGTTAATGATAGAGTATTAGTTCGTAATACTCCGGATAATCTATCTACTATTCGTACCAAACTTGCTAATTTAGGTTTTACATCTAAAGACATTCGTTATCAAAAAGTAAATGGCGATGAGTATATTTATATATCTAAAGATGCTTATACTAAAGCTGCTCCAGAAATAGCTGATATTATTGGTAATAGCCAAGTAGGATTTTCTAGTTCTTCTCAAGAACTTCCTGCTAAGTTTGAGTCTCATGCTAAAATATATAATGGTTGGGAAGGAAGAGATAGAAAGAATTCTATTGCTAGTATTTATAGAGAAGTGTCTAATTTATCTAAACAATCTACTGAAAGATTAGATAGTAGTTTTCCTAGTAACTTTGTTCAAATACAGAATTTCTATATTCCTCAAACTGTTACTGTTGACGGTCAAACAATAACTAAGAATCTTCTTGATGATTATTCGGAAGCTGCTATTAAGAATCTTTCTACTGCTGACGGAGGAGCATTAAAGATTCTTATGCGAGATAAAAGCGGTAAACTAGTTCAAGTAGAAGATAGCGAAATGCGTAGAAATATTGTTGAGAACATTGCTACTAGTTATACTCAAGATAAGAATCGAGTAATTCCTGGATGGGCTGTTGATAGTGCTACTGGTGAGTATGGTATGACAGTTACTCTTCCATATATTCCAAAGACTACTAAAAATAGTCCTAGAAGAGCAGATGGTAAAGAACCTAATTATCTTGATGCAGGTAGTTATTTTATAGTAGGTGCTCCACTTAATAATGCTATTAAACAATTCTCAGAAATACCTGCTGTTAAAGCAGCTCGTACTGTTTATGGAATTAAATACAATTCTGCTTTACAACGTGGTTATAAACTATCTGATTCTGAATTAGGAGATGGAAGTTATGAAGCATTTTATAGTACAGACGAAAATGGTAATCCTAGAATTACGGTAGAAACTGGTAGTGGTCAAATTACTGGTAATCTTCAAGACATGACTGATCTGCTTACTAATAATTATGCTAATAAAGCTACTCTTGCTCCTGTTAAATCAGAGATTGAGAAACTGCAAGCTCGTAATGGCTCGATTGCTGCTTCCCCCGTAATGGAACAAGATAATATAATTGCCGGAATATTCCATAAAGTCATGGTAGACGCAGGTGTTAATTCTATTACTGAAGTTCCTGTTGAACAACGTCCTGCATTATTCCAACGATTCAATTCTATGTATCGTAATCTTACAGGTGAAAATGTTAGTACTGATTTCCAACAACAAATGATTGAATTATTGAAGTAATTATGCCCGATAATATATTTGAAAAAGTTAAGGTTGCAGAAACAGCTCCAACTAGTGTTGGGGCTAATTCTGTTAATGAATCTATAAAACTATATAAACCTGATGCTGAATCAATGAAGAAAGATGTTCTATCTAACATGATGGGAACTAACGTATTCACTGGTAAAGCAGAAGATTATGATAGTCTTGCTAGTTATGGTGCTCAGCCTAATCAATATCAATCTCAATCAGAACTTGAAAAACTTAGAGCTAAGAATCAGTCTGCATGGAAACAAGCAGGTAATACTTTAGTTCAAACAATAGGTACAGTTCTTGGAGATACTGTTGGTGGTATAGGTATGTTAGTAGATGTAGCTACTGGTGGTCTTTGGGATGATAAACCTTTTAGTAATCCTATTACTCGTGCAGGAGATACTATTTCTGATTATGTTAGAGATGAGCTTGCTCCTATCTATCGTGAAAATCCCGATAAAGCATTTGACTTTGATGACTTCTCAGGTTGGTTCTTTAGTCAAGTTCCTAGTATTGCTAGTTCTCTTTCTCTTATGATTCCCGGTATGGCTTTTGAGAAAGGTGTTGGTGCAATAGGTAAAGGAATTGGAACATTAGCTAAAACTAGTAGTCCTGTTGCAAGAGCTATGAATAAAGCTCGTGCAATTACTAAACTAGATAATGCTTATAATATGGCTAAAGTTCAAGCTCTTGCTAAAGATGGTATTACTGCAATAGGTATGCGTCTTGGTGAAAATTATCAAGAAGCTCGTGGTGTTGCAGAACAGATTCATCAAGAAGCTACTGATCTATTTGGTAATATGTCTGATGTTGAATATCGTAAATGGTTAGAAGATAATCAAGACATTGTTAACGAAGCAGGTACTGATGATAAAGATGCGATCGCTAAAACTATTGCTGATAAAGCATCTATGAGAAACTTTTCTTATAATACTTTTAACGTAGTATTTGATTATATGCAGCTTCGTGCTGTTAATAAGATGTTAGGACAAATTAATCGTGCTATTACTCCTAGACTTCGTTATGCTCAGAATCAGACATTAGATAGACTTGCTTCTACTGGTGTTGAAGGAGCTAGTCAAACATTAGGTCAAGCTGCTAAATCTACTGTTACTGGTATTGCAGGTAAGTTTAATCGTTTAATTAACTCTAGTGAGAATCTTCTTGTATCTGAATTATTTGAAGGTCTTGAAGAAGCAGTTAACTATATAGGTCAAGAAGAAGGTACTGCTTACGGTCGTTATCTTCTTGGACAACTTAACGATTATAAAGGAGCTATTTCTATTGATAGAATACGTAATTATCTACAAGACCCTCAGTTATATAATTCTGCTCTTTGGGGAGTTATTGGTGGAGTTGTATTTGGTGGTACTATGTCTGCTATTAATAATCGTAAAGGAGGAATTACTGATGAACAGATTCGTATTGCTGAGATAACTGGTCGTGAACAAGTATTTAATCAGTATCAAAATACAATGTCTCAGATAAGTCAAGGTCTTAATCCTTATGATTTTGAACGAGATGCTAATGGAAACATTATTCATTATCTAGATGATGGAACTGTTAGTCAAGATATTAGTGTTGGTACTCCTCGTAATGCTAAGTTAACTCCGGAAGAACAAGAAACAATGGCTAATGAAGCTAAAACTAGATTTGTTTCTAGCCTTACTCTTAATGCTATTCGTGCTGGTAATTACGAATTACTTCAAGATTATATTAATGATCCTCGTCTTAAGAAGAAACTTATAGATAATGGTTTAGCAGAAGAATCTAGTTTTACTAATGACACTGCTGAACTTAATACGTTAATGGAGAAGACTCTTGAAAAGTACAAGACTTATTCTACTGCTATGCGTAGTGCTAACATTGAAGATGCTCTTCTTGATATTGCTATTAGTGAGAATATCTTTAATTCTAATGAAGCAGATTTACTAGATCAACGTATTCAAAAGATTCAATCTATTCAAAATGAATTAGAACAATCTATTCCTCAACTCGGAGAATATGTTGATCCTATGGTTAAGAATCGCATTCTTATTGCTAGTCTTGAAGAGTATCGTAAAGAAGCATATGAACTATATAACAAAGTTAAAGATAGTAAGAATCCTATTGATAAACTTACTGCTTCTAACTATAAAGATTTAATAAATACTATTGAACATAAAATAGATAATGCTAATAATTTACTTACACCTTCTGATAAACTTTATTCTCGCAATATTCGTTATGCTTATGATGAAGTCTTAGGTTTACCTAAAGATGAATTAATAATGCAAGAGCTTGATAAGTTTACTGAATCCGAAGATAACATGAAGTTATATCGTCAGTCTGTACAAGACTTCGCTATAACTAAAGTAATGAAAGAACTTCGTGCTATTAATAGTGAATACGTTGATAACATGGAACTTCAACTTTATCATGAAATCAATCGAGATAACTTCCGTAGTAAAGTCGCAACTACTAACGAAGAAGTACAACGTAAAGCTCAAGAGATTAAAGCTGATCAAGAACGTGCTGCTAAACTTCAATTAGATACGGCTAAGAATGCTATTAATGGATATATTGCTACTGCTACTGACGAACAATTAGCTGCTCTTAATAGAGTACTTAATAATCAAATGTCAGAAGAAGATGCTAATAATCCAGAGATAGTATCTCTTAGTAAAGCTGCCGATATTATTAAGAGTTCTAAGGATAAAGATAAACTTCTTAAAGATATTCAAAATAATATTGCTAAGACTAATGCTCATAATGAACGAGTTCGTCTTGCTAAAGAACAAGCCGATAAAGCTAAGCAAGCAGCAAATCAGCAATCCACTTCTCTTACGGGGAAAGTACAAAATACTCCAACAGAAGCTACTAATACTCCTCCTGTTGTTCAACCTGCTCCTGCTCCTAAAACAGAAGAAGAGAAACAACTTAAAGCCACTCTTGATAAAGTAGTCTCTACTGCTACTACTTCTAATGCTGTAACTAATGCTAATATTGATACTTTTAATTATAAGATTTCAACTCCTTTTTCTAGTGTTGATTATATTAAAGGTAAGCCAGTTAAGGTATATTCTATATTAGTTGAAAAGAGTCGTTTCGGTAATGTTAGTATTAATGGTTATGATAAAGCTGGTAAATTAATAGCAGATGTTACTATTGAAGAGCTTAACATAGCTATTGCTAATAATGAAATAGAAATAACTCCTAAGACAGAAGGAGAAGATGGAGCTCTTGAATCTGCTGTTCAAGATTTAGACCCTATGCGCCAACGTGTGGAAGAGATTAAACTTATTATTGATCTTTATAATAAGATTAATGGTAACACTATTGAAGGTAAAAACTTTACTAGTGTTAATGATATGATGGTTTATCTTCAACGTTTGAATCCTAATGCTATTAATCTTTATAATGATATGAAGATTATTGCTAATAGCCTTATTGCTGATGGTAAGATAATAAGTACTGATGTTGAATATAAAGCTCCTAATGAGATTGTTGCTGAATCTAAGAAAACACTTGATAAAGCGATTAGTGAAAAGAAGAAAGAAGATAATAGTGCTAGTTATTATTTCGATCTTATTAATCTTGAAGATAGTAAAGTATATACTCAAATCGGTAAGTTAAGAACTGGTAATACTGTTACTGTTGAATTAGATGCTAACGGACATATGTTTGTTAAGTCTAAAGGTCTTACTATTGGTGAACTTCCTTTTGTTAAATATGAAAACGGTCGTGCTGTTGCTATTAATCAAGGTTGGACATATACTATTAGTAATAACGATATAGCATTCATTAGTAGACTTAAAGATATTGTTAGTAGTAACGATGAATCCGCTAAAGAATTCCTTGCTACTCTTAGCAATATTCGTAGACTATTTAAAGTTCGTAACAATCCAGATATCGAAAGTACTTTCGGTCATCTACTTAATACTCTTCAAGAAAACGAATTATGGAAAGAACTTAATACTCGTTTTGGTAACGATGTTGATCTTCTTACTAAAGTTAAACATCTTAATAATATTATATTCTTTGATTATAATGTTTCATTAGCTAGTCCTTACTTTAGTAAAATAGTTTCTGATTCTCTTAATAATTGGATGAATAAGATTAAGAAGTCTTACTCTGATATTAATAATCTTCGTTCTTCTATTAGTAAGAACGAATCTAAGTCTAAACGATTAACTATTGGAAGTACTAGTAGTGGTAGTCTTATATATGCTAAAGATGGACGTGGTAATCCTAAGTATAGTAGTATTGCAGAAGTTACTACTGCTGATATGACTAATGGTTTTCAATTAGTTCGTGGTGGAGATGAATGTATTATTGATATCAAAACTGGTCAAAGAATTGAAGCTAGTGGAATTAAACGTGGTGTTGTTGGAGTAGTAGTTAAAGATTCAGAAGGCAGACTTATGACTGCTGCTACTAGAGAAAACACTATGGCTAATTCTCATACTAAAGAAACTGCTTATACTAAAGCATTTAATGAAGGTCTTGATTCTTTATTTACTCAACTTCTTAAAGCTACTCATGATAAGAACGTTCATCTTCATGATGCTTTGCTTAAAGAAATAGATAAGTATATTGGTGCAGGTAAACCTTTATTTGGTTATCGTGTTCAAGGTAATGCCCTTATTCCTAATCTTGGAAGACAAGCTCCTACTATTTGGTTTAATATTAACCAAGACAATCCTAATGTTAAGTTTGTATATCCTGATGGTTCTACTTACAATTTATCTGCTTATCTACCTAATACTAGAACAAGACCAACTAATACAAATAATAACTTTGCGAAAGCTATGCAAGGTGTCTATTCTACTATTACTCGTAACGTAGTTAATTCTGCTGTTACTAATGAATCCGATATGTTTAGAATTGGTGAGAATGGAACACTTGAAGCTCGTATTCCTAACTTAGATAGAGATGTTTGGTTCGACACAGGTTATAATTCTTATAACGAGTTTGTTGCTAACGATGGTGTTGTGGTCACTGATTTGGGAGCTATTAGAGATGATAATGGTAATATTATTAGTAACTTCAATTTTACTAACGATAGGTTTAACAAACGTATTACTTTGGTTGCTCCTGTTCGGAGTAAGACAGCGAAGCTCACGAAGACCACCCCCGTAAAGGAATCTTCTCCTGCTGAACTTCCTACTCCAACTGTTGTACCTTCTACTTCTATTAGTGGTACTATTACTGAAATAGCTACTAGTCTTACTAACGATAAAGCTCTTCTAGGTATAGTATCTTCTTTAGAACAAGCAGGTCTTACTGTTAATCCTACTATCGAAATTAATGATAAACGTTTCGCTAGCATAGTTCCAGGTACTAATGAACTAGTTCTAACTTCTCAATGGCAAACATTAGATGCTACTCAAAAAGTTCTTAAGATAGTTCATGAAGGAGTTCATTTCTTACTTAATGATGAACGTGCTAATATAGAACAATCATTTGGTGATCTATATGATAAGTTTGCTTCGTTTATTAAGTCTGATTCAGCTCTTGCAAATACTTATAGTAAATATCTTAAAGAAGGTTATCCTCGTGCAATTCAAATAGAAGAATTTGTAACCGAAGCTCTTACTAGTAGAGAACTTGCTAGACTTCTATCTACTATTAAGTATGATAGCAAAGGTGATCAACTAAGCGATAACTTGTTCACTAAGATAGTTGAAGCAATTGCTAATATTATTGGTAAGATCAATTCTAATCTTGATAATACTATGTTAGGAGAAATTCGTAATCGTTTATCTCAAATAGGGCAAGATGTAAATGGTGAAACACAAGTTGAAATAACTAGTATTGCTGATGAAGATATAGCTACTGGTATTCCAGACTTTGATGATTTTGATGGTCTTGATCTTCTAGATAGTGCGGTTATTGATAACTACGGACAAGTAGATAACTTCGATACGTATATTGCAGGTTTAACCGAACGACAAAAGGCTACTGTAACACGATTGTTTAACGAAGGTGCTCTTAGTTTCGTATGTGAGTAGTATTGCTACTATTGAGCGCAAAAGTCCCGTATAGAGTCTTAGAATGAGCCATTTCTAGCCTCTCTACGGGATTTTCATTTTACACTGATGAGAAGTAAAGGAAGCGTATATAAATCGCACAGAGGCAAGAAAAAGCGGCACAGCGGACGTTTCGCTGCACTCGATCCACCTAATTTTCAAATATCTTAGTGCTGACTTTGATATTAGTCTTATTAGTGTTATATTTGAAGATATTGGTATTTAATTAACTAATTATATAATTGATATGAGTTGTGTTCCTAAAAATGAATTATTAAGTAAGATACTACCTCTTACTAATAATGATGTAAGACGTGCTACCGAATATCTTGCTACTATTGAAGATGCAGAGTTTTCAAAATGGTATAAAGATATTACTGGTAAAGAATTTGATGCTACTGAAATGACTACTTCTAATGTTAATGCAGTTATTGCTTTTAATAATAGAAACGTCATTAATACTCAAGATTATATTCAGAAGATTCGTACTAGTCGTACTGGATTATTCGGAGATGATGTTGCTAAAGAAGATCATGCTATTAATATTCTTAGTACTATGCTTATTAAAGCAGAAGGAGCTATTAATAAGAAAGTAGCAGAATCTAAGAAAAATAAAGAAGAAGAAAATAAAGAACGAACTACTGAATGGGTAAAGAAGTTACTTATTGGTCAGTTGCAAAGACATAAGAAAGCTAATGGTGCTAATCTTACTTCTGATCAAATAGCATTTATTGATACTGTTATAATTAATCTTTATGATGGTGGTAACTTCAATAATAACATTCTATTTGATTTAGTTATTAATTCTCCTGAAGTTATTTCTCTTAGTAAACAATTTGGTGTTGATGAAAATGAAGATATTGATATTGAAGCTGATTCTAATGAGAACACTGAACAAGATTCTAGAACTGATGTTGAAGTTCCTGAAATAACTAAAGCTGATTGGAGCGAACTATCTGATCAACGTAAGAATGTTGATAAGAACGTTAGTAAAGATGTTAAAGAATGGTTTGGTAAACTTAGTAAAACTAAAAGTAATTCTTTTGTTAATGGTAAGCCGGATGTAGATACTGATACTTATTCTGGTATTCCCGAATCAGTTCCTTTTGCAAATAGTTTTAAAGTTATCAATAACTATGCTAACTTTTCTAATGTTGAGTCTTTTGTTAATAGTCTACATGCAATTGCTGCAAGATTTAAAGATGCTTCTCATCTTGAGAATGCTGCTAAGCTTCTTGAAGATAAATCTAATGAATCTATGCGTAATAAGATATTTGTTCAACTTAAACAAACTATTTGGCAACGTAATGAAATGAGCGAACGTGACGGTAAGATAACCGTTAATATTAAGAATCGTAATACGTTTCCTAAACTAAATCTTCTTAATAAGATTCTTAATAGTTTTGATAAGTTTGTTTATACTCCTAGTATAGTAACTGAAGATTCTATTACTCTCTCTAATATTTCTAATCGAATCAATTCAATTAAAAATGTCTCTGATGAAACTATTAAAAACTCTGAGATACAACAGATATCTGAGGAGCTGTCTGCCATTATTAATAGATACAATTTTGGTATCACTCGCGAAAGCGTTCTTAATTATATCTCTGGGTATAGTGCTGATGCTATTAGTAACATCAATAGTATTATTTCTGACTTAGAAGAATTTATTAAAGTTGTAAGTAATGCTAGTGAAACTATTGCTCGTAATAATGCAGTTGAACGTGCTTGGTACAAAGAAGAATATAAGAAACAAAGTGTTAATCCCGATTATAAGATAGTTGATTTTGATAGATCTTCTCTTACTTCTATTGATGGTACTGCTAATAAGATTGCAGATAGAATTGCTAATCGTTTTAAAGATTATCAAATTGTAGAAAATGAATTCAACAGTATTAATGCTGAGAACAATCTTGTTAGTGATATACTAAAGAACAATTATATTGGTAGATTCTTTGAGCGTGTTAACAATAAAGATTATAATGATAATCCTACTGCTAATGAAGAATTCAAAGATTATCTACTTAAATTCTTAGATGTTCCTGCTTATCGTAATACTAATATTCTTATTGAACAGAAACTTAGTAATGGTCAAGTAATTCCTGGTTTTCTTCGTCTTACTGAAACTGGTTACGAACTTACTCCTTATTATAGAGAATTCGGTTTTGAATTATTCAATGGTATTCGTAATGAAGTAACTAATAAATCTAAGTCCTATAAAGACATTAATGCTCTTGAATGGGATATTGTTACTCTTAATGAATTTGCAAATGCAGGAGATTCATTTGAGATAACTAAAGGAGTTCGTCGTGCTAAATACTTTACTCAAACTCCTTCTGATGCTCCTAAGACTTTTGTATTCAATAGCTATAAACTTAATATCGAAGGTCTTTCTCTTAACGGTAATGTTAATCGTAATCATGCTATTTATAAGTCTTTCTTAAACTCGTTTCAGAAAGAACTTAATGCTATGGCACAAGCTATTGACTATCTGTTTGTTACAAATGATGTTGATGGTATTGTTACTCTTGGAGATAAACTAGTTGTTAAAGATGAATTTAAAGACCTTCGTTCTAGTAATGCTAAACTAAATTATCATTATAAGAAAGGTAGTATTCTTAAAAATGGTAAACCTACTGGTAATGTCTTTCAATTTAGAAGTCTTCTTATTGATAAGAATGATAGTTCTGAATCTCGTAATCTAAACAGTGTATTCGGAGAAGATGGCTTGATGTCACTCCTTTACGGGGGAAGTGAAAGCAAGACTTTTATAAGACGTAATGAAAACAATGAACTAGAAATAGTTCTTGATAATGATACTCTTGCTAAAGTCTATAATTATATAGATGGTTATATTAAGTATAGAGTTCGCGAAGGAATTACTCAATACGGAGATAAGAAACAATATGTTGATAAATATAAGAATGCTAGTGATCAAGAATTCAATAAGTTCATATCTGAGATGGTTCTTAATTACGAGATTCAATATGCTAATCTTAATGATATGTTCTTTGGAGACGAAGCATTTTATAAAGATTCTCGTGATACTATTAAACGTAATAAAGAATATCAAGCAGGTGGTCTTAGTTATGCTGCTTATAATCTTTATAATAAAGATTTCGTTCTTAATGATGGAATTAAAATAGGTAACAAAATTATTCCTATTACTAGTACGTTTAAGTACATCACTCTTGAAGATGTTCAAAGTACTGGTTCTACTTTATCTGATATTAAGAAACAGCTTAAAGAAGCAGGTGTTTCTAAAGAAAGTGCTGCGTTTATTCTTAAACAATTTTCTAAAGATCGTAGCGAAGTTACTGATGCTCAATCATTTATTACTCTTGATGAATTTGTTCGTCGTATATATCTTCGTGGAGAATATGATAATTATAAAGATGTTATCGAAGCTCTTTATGATGAATCTAAACCTATTGAAGGTGCAATTCTAAAAGACATTAGTAAGTTCGTTCAAGTTCAAAAGAACTTCTATTATGATCTAGAAATAGAAGGCGGATTAGTTAATCCTATTCAAATTAAGAATGCAGAGTTTGTTCTTATTCCTAGATTCTTAGGTAATACTGAACTTGGTGCTCTTGCTAAGATGATGAATGATAATGGTATTTCTCAAGTTAACTTTACTACTACTGAGAAAGCTACTACTAGTAAAGTATTAAAGTTATGGGATTCAGAAGGTAACTTCCCCCGTAAGGAAGAGTTAGCTAGCTTTAGTTCATCTCTTCAAACTCATTATAAGACTGGTTATTATTCTAACCTTTATACTCAACAAGATGTTCCTCAACATATGGACGGTGAGAATAAAGCAGGTCTTCAAATTGTTAAGAAACTAATTGATAATATTAGTAATACTCCGGAAGGTCAAAATCTTATTAAAGATTTCTTTGATTGTTTTACTGCTAATATTCAAGATAGTTTTAATGATGCTGCTTCTCGTATTGGTGTTGAAATAAATAACAAAGGTGAAATAATTTACGATGGTGAAACAGTAGCTATTGACAATAATAAATTCATTGCACTTATTAAAGACGAACTTACTCGTAGAGGACTTGATAGTAATTATCGTAAATATGCTGAGATTAATCCAGAGACAGGTCTTCCTTATATGCCTGCTTGGAGTAACTTAATTCGTTCTAAACTAGAAAGTATTGTTAATAGTATATTTACTAATAATGTTACTCGTCAAACTCTTAAAGGATTCCATGCTAGTCAAGTTGCTAATATTGGTATGACTGAACTAGGAGAATCTCTTAAAGGTAAGATAGGAGAGTTTACTCAATCTAAGTTTGAAGAAAAACATGGTTATAGATTAGGTCGTAAACTTAATTTTCATAAAGATGGTTCTCAAATAATAGAAATACTTCTTCCTAAGTGGCAAGTAAAAGCATATAATACTTATGATGCAGAAGGTAATCTTGTTAAAGAAGTAACACTTGAAGATTTACAAAAAGCAGGACTTGATATTATGATTGGTTATCGTATTCCAACAGAAGGTAAGCAATCTATTGGTATAATGAAAGTAGTAGGACTTCTTGATGAAACTCAAGGTTCTACTATTGTTGTTCCAGATGATTGGGTATTACAGACTGGTGCTGACTTTGATATTGATAGTATCTATGGTATTTATCATGCTGCTTATTTTGATAAAGAAGGCAAACCTCATAAAGTAGAATATATTGATGGTGATGATGAAATTAGTACTTATCGTAGATACATTGGTTATGTTAATTCTCTAATAGATAGAGAAACTCGTAAAGCTACTAGTTCTGAATTTACTAAAGAAGAATTTAAAGAAGCTCGTAAAGCTGCAAGAGAAACTGTTCGCAAAGCTAATGAAGAATATGATAAATTTTTAACTAACCAAGTTAGAGATTTAATAGCCGAAACAGATGAAACATGGGCAGAACTTCCAAGAGAAGTAAAAGATAATCTTACTATTACTTTTAAATCAAAAGAATTAAAGTTTGGTGAAAGAGTAGATGCTATTGTAAGTAAGATGGATTTTTATGAGAATGAATATAAGGACAATGAAGCTATTGCTAAATTTGCACAACAGTATCGTAATATTCAATCTATTATTAATGAACAAAGAGAATTTTATCAGAATGTAAAGGATAATGCTGAACAATTAGCTATTGATTATGCTGATGAAACTCGTAGAGCTAGATTAGAAGAAACTATTAATGCTAGAGCAGAAATAGTAGGAGCTATGTCTCTTGAAGAATTTAGTAAACTAACAGTAGCTCAACAGAATACTCGTGATGCTCGTAACAATAAGATAGTAGATACATTTATTAAGATAATGAATCTACCAGTATCTATTGGTGAGAACTTATCTTCTAGTAACTTTGAAGATATTAAAAATGCTAAGACTATTATCTTTGGTAATCTTAGTGAAGTTTATCATAACATTAATTCTGTTATCGCTCAAAACTGGTATCGTGATGCTAATATGTCTGGTGCTCGTCTTAAAGCTATTTCAGTTAATCACGATAACTTTGTATCTATTAGTAATAAAGCTAAGACTACCATCGAAGGTTTATATGGTGGATTTAAGTTTACTTATAGTTATACTGACGAAGCAGAAGCTAAGAAGAAACTTACTATACTAAATAAGCGATTTGGTAAACAGAACGTTAAACGTGAAGGTAATACTATTACTGTTAATCATAATATGTTAGGATGGAGTTACGATAATCTTAATATTGATGATCGTTTACTTACTCCTTATTCTTCTGAAACTACTGCTTTGATTCTCGATGGTGTTAAAGAAGGTGGTGTTCCTAATGTAGATTTATATACGTTCGATGTTTATAAGTCTATTGTTAACTGTGGTGCTAATTATGAAACTTCTATCCGATTTATTAATCAACCTATTATTACTGAATTAATAAATAGACAAAATGCTAACGATAATGTATTTGGAGAACAAGGTTTTAATCCTATTACTACTGTTCGTCGAGATTTATATATAGCAATAGCTAAAGCAAATGGAAGAACTGCTAAGAAAACAGATACTCTAGATAGTTTTAAAAAATATCTCGAATCAATTGGAATAGATGAGAATGAGTTTCTTCTAAAAGGAATGCCAGTTAAAGTATTAAAGAAATACTCTAATGATTCATTTAAGAATGGAATAGATAAAGTCGAAAATGTTGAAGATTTAATTACTCAACTTAAAGTTCTTAATGTATTTGAACATTATAAAAATATTACTGATCAAGTCAATAGTAATATGAGAGTTATTACTAGCGATAAATTTGGTGCTGGAAAATCAGTTAATGAAATTGATCAAGTTCTTAAAAGAATTCGAGAAGTAAGAGATAAGAACTTTAATTCTGGTAAAACATCTACTAATCCTGTTCTTACTTCTGATTATGGAACATATCTAATAAATGCTATTTATCCTAGAACTTCATTTAGAGATATTAATGAAGTAAATAGTGATAAATCAGAATCTGCATATCCTTCTTTATATTATCAACTTAAATATAGTTGTATAGCAACTAAGATGATTATTCAAGATAGTGGTATATTTAAAACTCAAACTCCTGCTTTTAAATCTCTTGTTAATGCATTTGATGTTAACTCATTAAAGACTATTCAGAGATTAGAAAGCTTCATTGTCAACTTAGGACAAGCTCAATCTACTTTTGTCAATACTAATCGTTTTATAACTAAGAGTACTAATGAGTTTATTCCTAGTTATAATCTTAATCTTCTTTCTAGTCAAGAAGATATTCGTTCAAGATTATATGGTTATGTTGATATCGTAGGTAAGTTTGATATTTCTGATTTATCAGAAGCTAACGTAGAAAGATTCATGAAATTATCACCTGCTAATAAAGTTGCTATTATGCAAAGTGTTACTTCTGATAATAATCTATTTAAGAATCTTAATGTTGAATATCGTGGTCGTCGTAATAGTAAAGATCAAATAACTATTATCGATAGTACTATATCTACCGAAGCTCAGTATCAAATGTTTCGTAATGCTTGGAATAGTGATAATCCATTTATTAAACTAACAGCTATGGATTTAGTTCGTTACGGTATTGTAGTAGAAGGTTATTCTTTTAAAGGAGGTAGTGTTAGTAAAATTATTCCTGCTGAACTTCTTTATACAGAAGATAACGGAATTGATTCTAATAATGGATTATCTACTGGAACTGGAATTATATTAGATTCTGAGAAAGCTATTGATAATCTTATAAAGAATACAATTGAAGAAACTAGTTCTTATGATACATTAGATAGAGGACAAGCTATTGATGAATTAAAAGATATATTCTTTAGAAGTAATCCTAATCTTCCGGATGTTTATTCATTTGAGAATAAGAAGTATAAGAATTCTCCTAGAATTACTTTTAATCAATTAGGTTCTGCGACTATTAGTATTAAAGAAGCTAGACTTAGAAAGATAGTTACTGGTAGCGAAAAAGACCCTGTTACTAAAAGCTATATTAAAACTAATATGTATCAAAATACTAACGAATCTACTTTATTTAAAGTTATTAATCGTGGTTCGATTGTTGATCTTATTCCTCTTAATAAGCTAGAAGACAATGAGATTGCTGATGTTAGTATTAATCCCGAAAACAATCGTTTTCTTCCTGTTGATGCTATTAATAAATCATTAGATTTTTATTATAATTCTATTCCTGCCATTACACAAGTAAGCAAAGGTATTAATAGTAAATCTCGTAAGTTCTTAATTATTCCTAGTATAACTAATGAAGGTTCTAATTTAGGAATAGCCGATGTTCTTAATGCAATAGTTTTGACTTCCCCCGTAAAGAAATCATCTAACTTATCACCTGCTAATAAATATGTTATCTCTAGTTCTGATAATAAAACTATTATAGATACTATGAATCAACTAGAAGAAGCAGGAGTAAAAGACTACACTGTTGTTGTTCCTAATACTAACTTCGAGAATATTCGTGTTGCTATTTCTAATCGTAATAATGCAGATTTAGTTGCTGAACGTGAACGTATTGCTAATGCTAAATTAGAAGCTAATGAAGTTCAACTTAGAACTAAACGTAGTGATAATTCTGAATCACCTTATTATACTCAACTTAAAACTAGTATTAATCAAACTCTATCAGATGTTAAGACTAATGGTATTGCATTTGTTCCTGTTCTTCAATCTGTAATAGATAATACTGGTTTACGTTCGGGAGGAATGTTCCGTTATAGTAAAGAAGGAACTAATTATGTAGTAACTAATTTAGGTAGAGTAACTTCTAAGAGTATTAAGCTAACTCATGATTATCTTGTTAATAAAGAAATTAATGAGAATGGAATGCTTAAACTTGTTTATCCTAGACGAGTTGTACTTGAACAAGTTGTTAAGCAAAACCAATTGTTAGATAAGTTCTCTAATAATAATATACTTCGTGTTCAAACAGAAGAAGCATTCCAAAATGAAGACGTTCTTGAATCTGCTCTTATTGATAATGATAAAGAGATTAACGATTATATAGCTAAAGTAATTGAATCTATCGAACGTAATAACGCTAATGTTCAAGAAGATGCTCTTACTGATGCTTTTCGTTCTTTCAATACTCTTGATCTTAGAGCTAATAACGCTAGTAAACTTAACGATAATATGAGAGAGCAAGCTCTTAAAATTATCAATGGTTATACTAATCGTCGTATTGATGACTTCTTATTTGACGTTCATAATTTTGTTCGTATTGAAAACAAAGATGGAAAGATTCTTGAAAACATTAGTATTACTAACAAGAAGTTGTTTGATATGATGTTGAAAGACGAAGCACTTCGTACTCGTTACGAAATGTTTCTCGATGATATTAATCGTTTCATTAGTGACTACTCTATAATTGAATCTCTTCAACCTTATAATATAGATGAAGCAATGGCTGTTGCTGAATCACAAGAAGAGATAGATGGAATGCGTAGAACTAATGAAGTATTGAAGCAACTTAAAGATAAATTTACTCGTATTAGTGCTTTAGACAATACTCTTAAACGTAGTACTAAAATGTACTTCGATACTTATATTAGTAGTCTTACTAATGATCCTCGTATTAAATCGGGAATGTTAGAGATTACTGCTGCTATTGAAGATGAGAATTTCTTTCAATATTATTTAGCCGATAGCCAAGAAACTCATATTCCTATTGTACAGATAGTACTAAAGAAGATGATGCAAGAACTTCGTAAAGCTGAAATAAATGCTCGTGATAAGAAGATTGCATTTACTTCCGAAGTATCTAAGATTATAGAAGAAGCAAATAAGAATGGAGTTAATGTATCTCTTAATGATATATTAGATGAAAACGGAAACTTATTACTTCCTTATAATCAGACATTCTTAGATACTTTACAAACTCTTAAAGATAATCTTAAACTTGCTCAGATTAAAGATGAAAACGGTCGTAATGGTATTGAATATAAGAAAGCTGCTGATGCTCTTGAAAAATTCTTAATTGATAATGTAGAACGTCAATACGTTAAAGACATGTATCAAGACTACTTTGATTTAAATAAGATATTAGATAAGTATCCTAAGACTTATATTAAATTAAAGAAGTTAATGCAAGAAGAAGGAGAAATACTTAGTACTATAACTGATAATGATTATAGTACTCTTACTCCACAGAATGCTGCACGTCTTGAAGAAATTCTTTCTGAAATACAAGACATGCGATCTACTATTGATGAACTTGGTAATTATCGTGAAAACTATCATGAAGCTAATGCAGTTAATAACTATTTTACTCGTAGGAAGCAGCTTAATACTAAATATAAAGAGACTAAGCCAAAACAAGCATTTGAAGAACGATATAAGCAAGCCATTGCTAATCTGCAATATCCTAGTGATTCTGAGACTTATCGTGAAGCAGCTGCTTGGTTAGATGCTAATACTAATTATCGTCTTAGTCCCGAATTTATTCGAGAACTTAACGATATATATAAGCAAACTAAACGCGGTAATCCTATTACTGGATATATCTTAACTATGTTTAGAGGTAAATACGATAAGAATGGTATTATAGATGGTACTCGTTTTAATTCTACTCAAGTTGAGAATATTAAGAAGCACGAAGAACAAATGCTTTTAGCTGCTAAGAATCGTATAGCTGAAAAAGATCGTGAAGCCCAAGCTTGGATAAATGAACGTATTGAATGGCGTAATACTCCTTATTATGAAAACGAATATGTTAAAGCTAATCAATTAGGTAAAGAAGGTTTTGAGAAATGGTATAATGAGAATCATGTGTTTAATCCTCTTACTAATGAGTACGAACCGTTGATGATATGGAGACAACGAGTTGTTAAAGATGAAGCTTGTTATATGGAATATACTCCTAAGTCTAAATGGTTAGAAACTAAAGTAAGAAAACAATATCTTAATCCTAAGTTCGTTGATAATAAACTTCAACCTAGTACTGATCGTTATACTAATGATAAATATTATGCAATGAATAATTATCAGCAACAATTGTATTCTTCTGTAACTAACTTACTTGATTATTTAGTTAAAGACAAACGTAGTCGTGCTTATATCAATAAAGGTTATCTTCCTAATCAAGCAATTGAAAAAGAAGATAAAGGTTTTAAAGATTACTGGCAAGACTTTAAACGTAGTCATGGTTGGTATGATGCACCTAATAAGTCTGATATAGAACTTAATCTATATAAAAGATTTAGTAATGCTCCAATGCTTCATAGTCTTTCACAAGTTAAACTTCTACCTATTCGTGATAAACAAGAAGGTGAAACTAAAGAAGATTATATCAAATATGTAGAAGAAACATTAGCTGCTAATAGAGAACTTCATAGACAGAGAATGGAAGAAACTAAGGAAAGAAATAATCCTAATGTTCTTGAAAGACTTAATAGTTTTATAGATCAAATGTATCTATTTAATTCTCGTAATGATGCTTCTCGTCTAGCTAAGATTACTATTAATCAACTTCGTAATATGGATTTCATTAAACGTGCTCCTAATAACGAAGTATCTAGTAATAGACTTCTTAGTCGTATTACAGGTAAAGAAGAACTTCGTACTTTTAAGAATGAGAATGCTAATATTACTAAGCATTTTGAAAGTCAAGTTCGCAAACTTATATTTAATGAGTTTGAACTAGATGAAGGTACTCGTTCTAAAGTATCTCGTGTTCTTCGTAATATGGTATCTAGTAAGTTTATGATGTTAAATCTTACTGGTGGTATTGCTAACGTTCTTTATGGTAAGACTCAGATTCAAATGGAGATGGCAGCCGGACAATATTTTAAATATAGTGATTTCCGTAAAGCTGAAAATGAGTATGCTTTATCTATTGGTAGTTATTTTGCAGATGCTTATAGTGAAACTACTAAAAGCGAAACTAATGCTATCATTAGACTATTCAATATTCTAGAATCTGATATGGCTACTGAAACTTATGGTAAAGGTAGTAATCCTCTAGGTAAACTAGAAGATCTATTGTTTATTCAACAAAGTGCTGGTGAACATTATATGCAGAATACTACTTTATTAGCAATGTTAAACTCTCATAGAGTTTCTGTTGATGAAAATGGTAAAGCTGCTGTAATATCTTATGAAACGTTTACTCAGAATCTTCGTGAAAACTCTTTAATTAAAGTTCTTAATGAAGTTAATCCCGATCTTGTTAATACTTATAATGAATATCGTAATAAGATTAAAGAATCGTTTGCTGTTAAAGAACAATTCAATAGATTCAAACAAGATATGATAACTAACTTCTTACGTACTCAATCTAAAGAAGTTCGAGATAAGTTTGTAGCACAATATAAAGAAGATAGTAAAGAACAACGTTCTAAATTTGACGAACTTCCTACTTTCCGTAGTCAACTTAAGTTAAGTAATGGAGTTGCAGTACTTAAAGAAGATAGTCCTCTTAGTAATGCCGATATTGCTGATTTCCGTAATAAAGTTCTAACTGTTAATCATCATATTCATGGCATCTATGATAAGATTGGTGCTAATACTCTTCAACAATCTTGGTGGGGAGCTTTGTTAATGCAGTTCCACAAACATCTTGTTCCGGGATTCCAAAAACGTTTTGGTTATCGTCTTGGACATTTTGATGGAGTTTATAATGAAACTCGTGAAACTATTAATAAAGGTAGTTATGTATCATTAGCAGAGTTTATAACTTTCCCCGTAAGGAAATACTATGAATTAAATAACTCCAATGAACTAGAAGCTGTTCGTACTCTTCAAGGACTTGCTAAAGGCTACGTTGACTTTTTTGGAAACTTTGTAACTTATTATAATATTCTTCCCGAATATGATAAAGCTAATCTTCGTAGATGTCTAGGAGAATGGATTGCTATCACTAAAGCAGTTGCTTTATTTGTAGTCGGTAAACTAATGCTAGATGATGACGATGAATCTACTCAGATTGCAGATTATGTTCTTTATAGTGCAGATAGACTTATGTCTGAAACTATTCAATATAATCCGTGGGGTATGATGAACGAAGGACAGAAACTATATAGTCAACCTGTTGCAGCGTTTAGTATTGCTAATGACAATCTTAAACTTCTAGGTGCTTGTTGTTCTTATATATTCACTGGTGACGCTGATGATCTTCTATATCAATCCGGAACTTATTCGGGAGAGAATAAACTTAAAGTTAATCTTCTTAAACAAGTTCCTGTTGTTAATCAGATTAGAAAACATGAACGTCTAGGTGCTAATAATAGTTATTATAAAGTACGTCAATCTCCGTTTAGTGGTCTTGGTCAATTCATTGCTAATAAGATTACTGGCGAAGAAGATTAATATAACAATACAACTCATGTTTAAACCTGTATTGCTCGTAAGAGTAGTACAGGTTTTGTTATATCCGAAACTAATCGTATCTTTGCATTGACAGAGTACCTACCGTCTTGGACTGTTGTACAGGACTCAGCAATAGCTGTTTGACTAACTCGATTAGTTACGTGTAGTGTGGAGAGCTAGGGAACTCAGTAAGGCTATTTATACCACAAGTTGTAATAGTCATCTAGGCAGTAACTCCGCCCTAGTGCAAAACCTCGGATGATAAGTAGAAACAAAGGTACGAAGAGTAATAGCGTTAATGATTAGAGAATCGAAATAAGACGCATTATCTAAGAAAGACCGGAAGACTACTTACTCCATCAAAGACCTTACTGTATCCAAAAAGTTCCCATCCTATTATTCTCTACTAGTAAACTAGTAATAATAGTATCCGAACACCGTCCCCAATGCCGTCGTTTAGTTATTTGAATAACACTTTAAATCCACCCCCGTAAGAGAAGGAGTTAATAACTAGTTCCATTCCTTTACGGGGGTAGTCATAACATATCTTCATCTTATCAATAACTACTACTTCGACACTAGTATAAATAATTGATCCAAGTATAGTTTAAAAAAAATAAGGAGCACTATCTCTAGCACTCCTTACATATAATGTATAACAAATTGTTTATTACTTATTTACTACTGTATTGCGAACCTAGTTCGACTAGTCTCTTGTAAGGCTTATTATAAGCCTTAGCAACAGGAAGATTAGCAACTAATCGAATAGCTTTACGAATACTACTTCTCATAAATTTCTTTTCGTTCTTTTTCATTTGTCCAATAATTTACTTGGTTCAACATTTTGTCTACGAAGTCTATTTGCAAGAACATTGATGTATTTATGCATCCATATTAGCTGTGCTTTCATATCTTCTCGTTCTTCATTTTGAAGAGTTTCAAAGATAGGATTAGTATTAATGAAACTTGCAAGTTTATTAATACGATCATCAAGTTCTTTATACTCATCAATCATACGTTGAACATGAGAAGGATATTTATCTTTTTTAGATTCGGCATTAAGACCATACTTAGCCCATTGAAGAACAAATCCAAGATGACTCCAAAGACTATTAATAACTTCTTCCATAGCGTATTGTTTTCCAAGTTCTTCGCTGTAATTCTTTGGGTCAACACAAGAAGAATGACGAACAGTATCAAAACCACTACGAGTATGAGCATTAACAATGGTAGTCTTTTCTCCTATTGTTGTAACATCTACATCAGTAATAAAATTCTCAACATCTTCTTTTAGAATCTTAGTACCGTCATTATTCTCTGAAAGAGGATAATACGCAGCATCAGCTACATCTTTAGGTGACCAACTTTTATATCCGTCAGGATAAGTAACTTCATAACCCATATCATCAGGATGAGCATTACCAATTTTATAACCATAATCTACTGCAAGTGCAGCTCTCATAGGTTGAAGTTCAACCATTTTAATTCCAATTGCTTTCATTTAATTACGATAATTAAGTTAATATATTATTTACCAGTATGTCCAAATCCACCTGCACCACGTTCGGTAGTTCCTAACTCTTCGAGAGTTTCAACTTCATCCCAAGTAATCTTCTCACGACGACGAACAAGAAGTTGACAAACACGATCGCCTACTTTATAAGGACATGCTCTGTCTTCAATAATTTGATTATATTCTTCTCTTGCTTCAATAAGAATATGAGTTGCTTCTTGATTATTACGAATAGTTTCTCCGAGACTTTGTCCAATAAGACCAAGAGTTTTATAAAGATGACTAGAAGTACGATTCTTAAAGATAACAAGGAGTTCACCTCTATAACCCCAATCAAGAGTACCCGGATTATTAGGCATATAAACATCTGTTTTAGTATTGCTACTACGAGGACGAAGTTCCATTTCATATTCTTCGGGAAGAGCAAAATGAAGACCAGTATGAACAATAAATCTATCTTTATCTTCGTCATACTCTATACTCTTAGCATAGATATCACAACAAGCGTCTCCTTCTTTACCATAAGTAGGTAATGGAACAGATTTATCTTCACGCCAAACTTTAACATTAACATTATCAATGTCTCGTTCTAGTTTTTGATAAAGTTCATCTTGAGTTAATAAACCAGCGTTAAATTCAATAATAGCATTAGCTATTGCTTTACTTAATTTACTCATTATAATTATTGTTTTTAAATTTATGATAAGGACAATCAGTTGGAGTACTAGGTCTTCTATAACAAGAAGTAATAATAGTATCACTACTTCTTTCTAAGCACGTATAATGTTTATAGAAACAACCTTTTTCTCTCTTTACTAAATGAATACAATTACCACAAGTTCTTACTTTCTTTTTATTCTTCATATCTCACCATTTATATATTTAATAAACATGATAATACTACATACAAACATTATTATATTAATAACTGGAACATAATATAGCAAGAATATAGTTAGTAACATTAATAATGTTGTTTCGCTAGGAACTGTTCTTCTGCTACTAAATATAATAAATTGCATAATAGCTTCCAATGCTATGAATAACATCGGAAGCTGTATGAAGAACATTTGGCTAGTAATTCCAAACAGCATCAAGCGCATAATTAAGAGCTTTAACACCAGTATTGAAATCACCTTCAAATACAGTATTCTTTAAACGAATTTCTTCATTCTTATATTGCTTTACATTACTGAAATATCCAGTAACGGCATTGTAAGCACCGTAAGCAGTACCAGCAATTTGACTTTGAGCAATACCTGAATGATAATATTCATTAATGTCACAAAGAATACCAAGTTTTTGTTTACTAAGACCGACTTGTTCAAACGTTACGAAGTCTTTCTTGAATAACGGTTCATACAAGTTGTTCTCGTCTACAATCTCAAATTCCTCCCCCGTAAGGAAAGTCATTGATAGATATTTCTTAACATCAGCATCTGATACTTTAGTATTAAACATAACAGCATACATTTCTTTTTCTTCTTCAACGCGTTTACCTGCAATACCAAGTATTTCGGGAACAGTTAGTATTTTAGCATTAACGCCTTGATTATGTCTAAATGATAAATACATATTAGCACTTAATCGAGCAGAATGTAGAGCATTCATACAAGCAACTCGAATAGGAGTTATCATCATTTGGACAGCAGAACCTCCATCATGACTATTAGTAAATACAAAGTAATGATCGATACTATCTTTGATATTACCAATTTGCATTTCTTGATTTATCTTAGCTGATAAGAATATCTTCTGACCATATCCAAAGTATCCAGCTCTATCTAGTTGAACATCTTTTCCAATAGCATCATTAAAGAAGTTAAAAGCTACTTCGTTTTGAACTACTTCGTAGCGACTTTTAACTTTCCCAAGAGGAATATTAGCATCAGTACGATAAGTAGCGAATTCAGTAGGAATAGTAACGAATTCATATCCATTAACGATATTAGGAATAAGAGAACCGTCACGATTAACTCCATTAGGAAGAGCTTCCATCTGTGCAGCAATAGGACATTTAGCAACTATATAATTAAGTTTAGCTTTCTGAATAGCTTCGCTCATTGTAGTACAATCGGAAATATCTATTCCAATCTTTCCTCTCCACGGAATACCACCAGTCTTATATTTATAAGCAGTGTTTCTATAATCAAAGTTCATAATAAGTTATTTAATAAGTTATTTAATATATGTATTCTTTTATTGCTTTCATTGCTTGACGACGATCACAGCCATAAGTATCCATAATCTTTTCAATAAGTTCTTCAATCCAATCTTCTACTTCTAGCATAATACTTTATTTAATAGTTAAACTTGTTTTTGTTTCAATATCATAGATATGTAAGTTAGCATTCGTATCAAGATGTGTTTTAATAAGAGATGAAGTAACTTTGTGTACAGTATTTACTTTATGTGGATGTTCATTAATCCATTTAACGAGAGGAAGATTTTCTTCTTTAGCAAGATCGCTTAAAGAAATATTAATAGTAATTTCAGCAGGAATAGCAAGAAGATCATCTTTAGATACTTCGATACCTATTTCGTCTTTATCAAAACTTTGATTAGCAGCTTCCAAATCAGCAATCTTATATGCAGTTAATTGAGCAGAGATTACTTGAGCTAGAAACTCTAAATCAAGACTATCAAGAGTAGATACTTCGTCTAGATATTCGCCAATACAATAATAGAACTCTTTAATTATATCAGCAATAAAAAAATCTTTAGGACTATAACTATTAACGTTACGACTAAATAGTTTATAAGTAGGAGCTTCAATTACTTTGTTTCCAGACTTACTAGTAGTACCGAACATAAGAACCGCATCAAGAACTAAATTCTTAAGTTTTTCAACAGTATTGTTACGAGTCTTTTGAATCTGATTAACTCGATCTTTCTCAGCCTTACATTCATTAACGTCATTACTATAACGTCTAATAACTTTTACGTAACTGTCTAGCTTCTCCTTTAAATGATCTTCTGAGATTCTTAGTTTCTCAATAAGTTCATCAGTTGCTTCACCTTCTTCGAGTTGCAAGATAATATCCTGCAACTCAGAACTAATTTCAAATAGATTATTACTCATCTTGTTTTGGTTTAAAATAAGGTTTATCTTTAGTAGAATAACGCATATAACTATTAGGACAATCCATAGTTCCCCATCTTTCACAATCAGAACATGTAAGAGGACTATCTTTTTTAATTAGTTTTAATAGTCTATTTACTAACTTCTTTAGAACTTTCATTTTCAAATGTATTTATTGGATATTTACTTTTAGTTTCAAGAATAGTTCCTTCAACAATAGTACCTCCTCTTTTAATAGCTCTAATACGAACTTTTCTATGATATGCAGCTTCTTTAAGATTACTTCCAAATTGATTAACTAATCTTTTATTTTTATAAATAGCTACATAAAGACCCATTTGATATTGTTGAGTAACTATCCCAACTTTACCAAATTCTTTATCATTTATTACTGTTATCATATTCTTCTTTGATTAACTTATTCTGTTCAGATATAGCTTTCATAATAAGTTCACGAGAATCCCAAAGACTTTCAGAACCAACACTTAGATAATAATGTTCAAGCACTTCTTCATTAGACATCTTTTGGAAGTCTATAATATGAGGAGTAGCTTTAATAACATCATCAAACTTATTGGTAACATCGTTCAACAGATTATATAGTTTACTACGAATAACTAAATTATCTGTATTGTTCTGTCTTATTCTAGCGATAAGAGCAGGAATTATTTCACCGTTTTGCATTTCTATGAGTTTTCTTATTCTTATTACGTTTATGTCTCTTAGCAATTACTTTATGATTATTGCCTTTTTTAGTAGAACTTCCTTTATAATTATTATTATAAAGAGTACCTAATTCAAAAGCTTTATCATCAAGAAATATATTATAAGGATTATCAAACTTCATTTTTATCTAATGATTTAATATATTTAATAGCTTCATCACGAGAATCACACAGCTTATCTAATTCAGTACTACGCTTCCAACCATCTCCTTCATTAGTAATAACAGTGACACCATATTTACCTTTGAAGGTTATACCATTGATTATTTTATCATAACGTCCTCGCCAATTATCTTTTTCAGAACAACTTAGTTCTACAATATGATTACCAACAGTATAATAACTATCAACAATAGGAGTAAAGAAATTACTTCCTTTAACTATACTTTGGAATATCTTAGCTTTTTCCATATTTACTTCCAGTTTGATTGCGACACCATTCAAGATTAGACCAATGATTATTAGCACTATTACCATCTTTATATCTAACATATTTATATACATTAGGTTTAGGATTAGGAACAAATGCTTTAGCAACAAGAGTAGCTACGAATAGCTTAGAACTTACACCATTATTAAACAATGTAACATGTGGTCTTTCGCAACCTTTACCACGATACCATTTAAGAGGTCTTCCTCTATTAATAGAGAATACTTCTCCATCAGGAGCTACACTATAATTAGGAAAACCTTTTATTTCGGCATAGACTTTAACAGTTTGTACTTGTGACATTAGTAATAATTAGTTTTAGTATTGAGATAACGAGCACGTCTAGCAGCAGATACAAAATTGTATTTACGTCTACGACTTGCAATATGATTAAATAAATCTTCGAAAGCACTGAGATTAGGATTACGTTTTATCTTACCATCAAGATATTTATCAACGTATTTACTAAGATGTTCTCTACCAATAACAAGATAAATAGGACAAATAGGTTTGCCAAGATTGTTAGCAGGACGTCTAATTACAATATAATCTTTTCTATTCTGTTCCATGATTTAATGAATGTTTATACTAATATAATCAATAATTAGTTCAGCACATAGTAAAAATCTTAATTATTTATTTATGAATTGACGCGATTCTAGCCTCTCTGCTGAATGCAATGCGAAAATAATATAGTTGTTCATCTCGTTATATAAAATCGCATAGAGGCGAAAAAAAGTGGGTTTATGTGAGACTTCCCCGTAAAGGATGCAGATACTGAAAACTCGTGCTACTATTATCTGTAAGATTTTCGTTTGAGTTAGTATTTATTTCACTACTAATAACAGTACTTAATTCAATACCTAGTCTTTACGAGGGTAAGCACACATCAAGAAAAAGCTCGATACTTGTTTCACAACAAATACCGAGCGGCAAACTTTAATTAAATCAACCCTTAAATAATAATTTCATAGACTTCTATCATGTCGTCTGATTCTTCGAGTTTAAATTCAACATTAACATCAGTTTTAATATTAAATTCATTAAATACTTCTGAGAAGTCAACTCTATAATAACCGAAATCAGAACGAGTAATTAGTCTACAAGCAGAATTTACTTTGTCTTTAACGAAAGCAATATAAACTATATTAAGATTAGATATTACATCTAGTTTCCTAAGATACATATAATACTTTCGAGTAGGTAATCTAATACCTTTAATAAAAAGCTGTCGTTTCTTAAAATCAATATAAGATTTAGAACGATCTAATTTAGAACTACTTATTACTTCATAATTGTATATCATATTAATAGTTATTACATTTCAATTCTAATCACATTAGCATGAGCAGGAACTTGTTTAACTCCCGATCTAGTACGATACTCAACAAAAGCAATCTTACCTATATAAGATTCACGATTACTAAGATACATTTTACGAATGTCAGAAACACCTACTGGCATACATTCGAATGTCTCTTCATTAATATCGTTTTGAAGAATAAACTTAGAGAACTTCGGACGTTTAGCTCCTTCGGGAACAATATCAATAATCTTAAACTTTCCATCAAGAATTGGCTTACACTTAAACATTGCTGTATTGCGTTTACCAAATTGATAGAAAGAATTAGGATTACGAAGAATAATTCCTTCAAAACCGGCTTCAACAAATAGATTGCGATATTGAATAATTTGCTCATCATTACTGGTCTCATAGTTATTACAAAGAACAAAACGAGATTTGTTATTAAGATGATAACTAAGAAGAAGTTGAGAACGAGCATAATTAGGAACTTTATAACGATTAAAGTGTTTATTAAGAAATTCCAATCTAGCATGTTGAGGCATATCTTCAATAGCTAAATCATAGCACCAAAATTGAAGAAGTTGATTAAGAGGATTAGTAAGATTCTCTGCGGCACTAAGAACATTATTAAGTCCTTGATTCGGAATATACAATTCTCCATCAAGAACATAATCTTCGTCTAACATTTTCTGCAATACTTGCTTTGGCAACATTTGCAACAAGTAAGTCTCTAAGTTCGGACATTTATATTCAAGACCTTTTCTACTACGAAATCTTAGTTTCGGTTGAGAGAACATTCCATCTTGTGTCATATAAGCAGAGACATTAGCACGAACACCATCTATTTTAGTTTGACCAAAGAATCTTTCTTCACGATCAAATTCATAGATTTTAGCAAGCTGAGGAAGAACAAAACCTTCATTAGTAGTATTATACTTAGGAAGATAAGTATCAAGATAAGGATAAAGATTATCTCTTAAAATATAAGGAGCTGTATCATGAACCTCTGATAATTCCATACCGCCTTCTCTACGTTTAGCGGCAACAATAGTTTTCCATTCTTTCTCAACACCTCTAGGAGGAATATAATCACAAGTAGTTCCTTGCTTACCTACAATACCGAAATTAAGTTGTATCTTACTTCCGATAACTTTAGCAGTCCAAAAGATTGGTTGTCCTTTGGCATTACGCTTATAAAGAGTAATTTCTTTAGTATCAATCATAATTCTTCAATTCTATATTTACCATTAAATTGATTAAATAAAGCAACAGCAGTTTCACGAGAAACATTAAGAGCAGTGTTATCTTCTATCTTTATTAGACGAACAATATCACTATCTCCTTTCCTTACGGGGGTGGCACAAGCACGTTTACCTTCTCCCTTAGTACGTTTAAGTTTAACTGGCTTTGGCTTAGATTTATCGTATATAATAGGAGGATTGGTTACTTCGTATTCAAGATTAGCTTCATGTACTTTTTGAAGCAGTTTCTTATCATAACCAAGATAAACAAGAGCAGCCATATTATATTTATATCCAAAATGAATAGTTTGAAGATAACGATAATTAGGTAGATCAATCTCAGCAAGAAGTTCTTGCATATAATTAATTTTACCTTTGCTATTAGCATTATATTCAATCATACGGATATCGCTAGCATCTAGTTTATAACTGAAAGCATTACGACCGTCTAGCACCATCTTTACTTAGTCTTACGATTAATATCTTCTTAGGTTTACCAATTCGAGAATGATAATACTGAAACGCTTTTATATAATCAGTTGTTTCTGTCCATTGAATAAAGTTTCCTTTAGATGTACAAGTATTATTCTTATAATCGAATCCTTTAGGAATACGATGACATTCATAGATTTCTTTATAAAGCAATTCTTTAATTGCTTGACAATCACTAGCATCGTTAAGATCAACTTCACCGTAAACTTTAATATCAGAAATGCTTATGATAATACCATCTGCAAGTTTAATACGAGTATTCGCATTATCATTTTCTTTAAGTTTACGTTTAATCTCATCAATAAAACGTTCCTCTACATCACTAAGAGGATACATATAAAGATAGCTGTAAATAGCTTCATTACGACCATATCTATTTACAACTATCCTATCAAGAGTTTTTGATTTATTTAAATCTATAATAAGTTCTTCATCATTCATAATCGAATAGTTTTTCGGTTTCTTCTATAAACCGATTAATTGTTTCCTTTGAATACTTCTCTATTAGTTCTGAAAAGTCTTTAGCATCGTAAATTCTAGGAATAAGAATAGGAATAATACCATAATCTTTTCTAAGACGACGAGCACCACGAACACCAGTTAAATCCATATCGAAGAAACTAATAATAATTCCATTATCATTAAGTTTAGATTGGAGATACTCATATTCAAATGGTTTAAGAACATAACTTTCAGAAGTAACATTAATAACTCCTATTAGGGCATCTGACAACCTCCCCCGTAAAGGAAAGGAATGCAGCCAACTATCTAAAGCAAGATTATCTTTGTATGACTTAGTAATAATAATTATATCATACTTAGGTTTATTAAGATTAAGAAGACCTACTAAGCCATTATGATTAGTAATAAACTTAACGTCTCCTTTAGTTCTATCTCGCAAAGGAAAATAACATTCGATATTATATATTCCTTTACTATCAAGACCAGTAATATAACCATAACAAGGATCATTACTACGATAATTGTATTTTGGTTCGGGCTGACAAAATCTATTAATATACATTTGATCAACAGGAACAACAAAATGAGTATTTAGCCAATGCAAAGATATTCCCCATTTAGACCATATCTTCTTGTCATTTTCATTCCATTCTCTAATTACTAGTTCTATAACAGCTTTACTATTTTTAATACGAGTAATAGTTTCTTTAAGCAGTACTTCATTTTCTTCAACTACTTCACCGTTATATATAATATTACGGAAAGTATAAGCAATATGTTTGAGAACATAATAAAAATCTGCTTTAACGCTTACATTGATTTGACGACCAGTAGTAAAACTTAGAACATACGCAACAACATCAAAACAATCACCCCACATTCCATATCCTGCAAAATCTCTAATTTTTAGTTTATGTTTATCGTTATAAGCAAAACCAACAGTAGGATGTCTATCATTTCTAAAAGGAGAACATATAAGAGAATTTTCAGTTACACATTTATTTATTATTTCAATAGGAATACCAGTATATTTAGAAAATATTAGTTCTTGACTTACTTTAGACAATATAAAAGTCTTAGATAAGTTATTTTTTATTCCTCTTCTCATAAATTAATATATAACACATCTTCATCTTTTTGTATAACTTCTCTTAGTTTAGCAGCTTCAACAAAAGTAGGAGATTTCCATTTATATCCTGCACAAGTACTATTACGACCAGTACGACATTTAGATACTGCGCTATGTGAACAATTACAGTAATTAGCAGCACATTGATTGTTTTTAAATATTCGAAGTCTATTATTAAAACAATCAACTTGAACAATCGGAGCAAAATAATTAGCTAACTTTTTGTTTCTATTTCCATAATTAGAATTATATTTAGCAGTACACCATTCTAAATTATTAGCATTATTATTTAAAGTGTTTTCATCTTTATGATTTACTTGAACAAATTCATTAGGATTAGGATTATTAACAAAGGCTTTAGCTACTAACCTATGTACTTCAATAGTTTTATTGTTTCCAGTAGCACTATTACATAATACTACTTTGGCATATCCTTTATTTATGCCAACTCTTAAAACTTTATTAGAAGTAATACTAAATACTTCACCTCTATTACTAATTAGATAACGAGGAAAATCATCTATAACTTTCCAATCGTCTTTTATAATATCTTTCAATTCCATAATAAATAATTTATTTTTAGTATCATAAAGATAATAAAAAATCCCTAGAAATC